CAAAGATGAAGACAAAGTAAGCATGGATGATATTGAAAAAAGGGTAAATGAGCTATGGGAAGCACATAAAATAACAAAGAAAAAAGCCGACAAAGATTTTATCATGTCTCGCATCGCTTCCCTCACAGGCGGTGTAGGCGTAATCTATGTCGGCGGGAATACTGACTTAGAGCAGAAAGAACTGTATGATCGAGTAGACGACGCAGTATGTGCTGTAAGATCTGCTCTAGTTGAAGGCATTCTTCCAGGAGGAGGCCTTGCGCTGTGGGAGGCAGCCGAGGATATAAGAAATGAAAATAAAAAATCGATCGCTTACGCGATAATGATGGAGGCGCTTGAAGCGCCTTTAAATCAAATACTAGATAACGCTGGAATTGATTGGTTACCAAACAATATTTATCATGATACAGCGAAGGTTGGTCAAGGGTTAGACGTAAAATCTGGGAAAACTGGGGACATGATTGAGATGGGGATTATAGATCCTTTGAAGGTTACACGTTCGGCTCTTCAAAATGCCGTGTCTGTTGCAACCACGATACTATCAACAAATGCTATTGTTACTATGGCACGTACAATTGACAACTCATGAGGCCAATAGGGAAATATGTTGTAATTAAAACAATCGAGGAGGAACTAAAAACCTCTTCTGGACTTCTTCTTTCTGCTGAAGATGCGAACCAGCTTAGGTATAAAAAGGGGAGGATCGTTGAAGTAGGTAACGATGTTATACCCATAAAGAAGGATAGTATTATATATTACGATAAGCGCGCGGGATATACTATGCTTATTCACGATGAGCCCTACACAATTATTCGAGAGAATGACATTGTTCTTGTCGAATAGCCTCGTTCATTTTCAGTATTTGTTTTCTGTATACTTTGTCACTAAATCCAACATTAGCTAAAAACATAGGATTGTTTGATTTGTGAGTAGGTATCATTCCACCATCCAATTTGTCGTAAATAGATCCTAACATTCGAACGGCTTTAAATGACAATCCGTAAAGCGCTTTCTTTCTTTCTCTTCTGTTGTAAGGCCGAATAACTTCAATCCAACCTTCTTGCTTGAGCTTGTTAAATCTATTTTTGTTCCATCCCAAAAGGTTATTAAACTCTTGAAATTTGTCTACGTTAAAATATTCTTCACTATATAAAAATAATAGCATGTCAAGTTCTTGTGTATTGACTTTATATTTTCTCATGACAAAGTATCTTATAACTCGCCAGTACTTTAGATAGTCTCTTTTTCTCGAAATATTCATTAGATTTAATTTTATAACTTTGTGTAAAGATATTGAATATTACAAATGCAAAAGGATATTGGTAAGGATATAAGAAATTATGCAGGAGCTCTAGGTATATTTTTAGTAGTTATTGGCTTACTGTTTTTTTTATCTTACAATACCATACCAACCGAAAACAAAGATTTGTTTGTATCTATTGTAGGGGTTATTTCTGGTTCATTATCAGTAATACTTTTTACAATTATTGGAAGAAACCCCAATGAAGTTCAAGAACTTAAAAACAGGAATGAAAAACTACAAGGTCAGGTTCAGCAATTAATTCAACAGAAGGATGAGTTAGAGGGAATGCTTATAGAAATGCAAAAAGAAATAGTAAATAAGCTTTCAATTGCTGGAGTGTATTTTGAGTTAAAAAATAAAAAATAAAAAATTTAATTTAACTTCACTAAAAATTATAAATTATGGCAGCGAAAAAAAAGACCGCTAAAAAACAAGAGCCAAAAGTACAAGAGGCTCCTGTAGAAAAGAAACCCGCTTCTCCAAAAACAAAGAGAGTTTGGACAGGTGAAAGGTGGGATATTGTTGAACTTTAAAATTAAATATTATGCCGACTGTAAAAGTTAAAAACATGTCTAGAACATTTCCTTACAACGCTGTAGGGAAAGCACAGGCTGATTCATTTGCAAAAATGATGAAAGGAAAAATTTCTTACAATCCTGGTTATGGAATGGAGAAAAAAACTAAGTCTGGATACTAATGGCTAAGAAAGGACGCACAAAAGGTAATAAAATTTGCCCAGCAGGAATTGCTTGGGCAAAGCGTACCTTTGACAAATATCCATCAGCCTATGCAAATATGGCTGCAAGCAAATATTGTAAAGACCCTAACTACGCAAAAAAAAGTAAAAGATAATGGACGGTAAAAAACTTAAAGAAATTGCTTCACAACTTAGAAAAGCTTCTGCTATGCACAAAGGCCAAGCGGCAAAGATAGACAGAATGCTAAAATCAATGAATAAAAGTAAAAAGAAATGAAAAAGGAACCAATGTGCGCATGCGGAAATACATCTAATACAGAAGGTTTCTGTGATGGATCGCACTTAAATAAATAGTTATGAGTAAAATGGATAAAAAAAGCCGAAAGAAAAAAAGAAGTACTTTCGGAATGCTAAGTGTAAAAGCTGGTATTGATAACAACCCGAATGCAACACAAGCTGATAGAATAGCTGGTGCAACAATGAAAAAATAAAATGGGTGAATTAAAAAAATGGCGAGAACAAAAGTGGGTTCGTATAGGAACAGATGGCAAAATAAAAGGACCATGTGGAACTAGCAAAAACAAAAAAAATCCAGATAGATGTTTGCCATTATCCAAAGCTAAAAGGCTTTCAAAAAGAGCACTAGCGGCAACAGCTAGAAAGAAAAAAGCATCAGGTGGGAAACGCCAATTCGTAAAAAATACTTCAACCGTAAGAAATGCATAATGGCTGAGAAATCCAAAATGAAATGCAATGTCGTAATGAAAAGCGACAGAGCTGGAAAGAAAAAAATGGTAAAAGGTTGCGAGGGGGGTAAAGAAAAACTTATTCATTTTGGTGCAACGGGCTATGGTCATAATTATTCTTCGGCAGCTAGAAAATCTTTTAGGGCTAGACATAAATGTGGCACAGCTAAATCAAAGCTTACAGCAAGGTACTGGTCTTGTAAAAAATTATGGTCTGGTCCAGGAGGATCTACAAAAAGTTCTCCCAAAAATAGGCAAGGAAAATATTAGTATATTTGTAATATGTTTAATTAAAAATTTTTAAAAATGCCTACAGTAAAATATTCTCAAGGATACAATGCCAGACTCGATGAGTCTATTGGTATGAAGGACGGAAAAAAATCTCAAAGCATGAAAGCTAGAAGAGATGAAAGCAAAGGGATGTCTAAGAAATTATATGGACATGCTTATGGAGGTGATCACTCAATGACTTACGAATCTCATGGCGAAAAAAGAAGCGTTAAGGATCATTTATCTATGTTAATTAGAAAATAATGGCTAAAAGAGGCAGAACTAGCAAGGATGCTTTTCCTATGATTAAGGATAAAAACCAGGGGAAATTTACTCGTTGGGTAAAAAATAACATGCCTGGCAAAAGCACATGTAGTGCCGCTTCAGCTGTTATGCGCAATAAGGGAAAATATTCCAAGAATGTTGTAGCAATGGCTAACTTTGCTAACAATTTTGGCTGTAAAAAATAAATATGAAATCAAGAGGTCTCGGAGATAGTGTAGCTAAATTTACAAAAGCGACCGGAATAAAATACGTCGTTGATAAAGTTGCCGAGGCAACTAACACCGACTGCGGATGCGATGAAAGACGCGACACTTTAAATCGAGTTTTCCCTTATAAAAGATATTAAAATGGCATATCAAAAATTACAAGCAGGAAAAGCATGGTCAGTATATCCAAGTGATAATACAGTAATACCAGATATTGGTGTAGGAGGGGCTACGGGAACTACGACTTCAGGTAGCACCACTCAGCTTATTGACGCTAATAGAGTAGGGACTGATCCTGATAATATGGCTACTTTAAGTTTCCTTTTGGCTGGCATAAAACCAGGTATGGTCATAGTTAATACTTCAGATGGCAGCCAAACAACCGTTAAAAATGTGGTTGATGGTACGACATTAAATGTAGATGATAACATATTTTCGGTTAGCGGAAAAGATTATGCTATATACGGTGGGACTCAAGAGGGTTCGGTTTTATATATTGGTGGAGCTGGGAATATTAAAGTTACAACAATCGCTGGTGATGAAGTTACTTTTGTGGGTGTACTACAAGGAACTTTCTTCCCTGTACAGGTTCAAAAGGTTTTTAGCACTGGTACGACTGCCACTAATATTATAGCATTGTGGTAATAGGTATTGTTATAATAATACAATGATAAGTGTCATTGCAATTGGAAATATAATAGGATCGACCTTCAACAACGGAGGCACTCCTACTTTGCAAAAAATAGTAACAGAAGCCTCCGATCAAATTGTTACGGAAGCTTCTAGTCAAGAATTAATAATAGAATAAAAGAAATAAAATGGCAGTTAAGTTTTCACAGTTTACCCAAGAAACAGATGCAGCTAATATTACAAGAATTGTAGGATATACAGCATCTGGCAACTTAAATGTCCAAATACCTCCAGCTAATTTAGACACAACATATACTCTACAATCATCTTCTTCAGGTGATAATGTGCTTTTAACCTTAGATGGCACAAAACCTGGAGGCACAGCCACGGATGACATAATTACAATTACTAAAGGCAGTGGAATAGCTTTCTCAAGTGTCACAGCTTCTGGATTTACTATAAGTGCATCCGGGGCCGTAACTACAGTAGATAAAGGTTCTACTTTGACTTCAACTGGAGATCCTATCACAGTCTCACCAACGACCGGTGATGTTAAGATAATCGCACATTCATATGCGGGGACAACAAATATTGGTTATGTACCCACAGGGGGAACTGGCTCTACTTTTTTAAAGGGAGACGGAACTTGGGGTACTCCTGCGGGAGGGTTTTCAGGCTTTGATATTTCCGACGGTTCTAATACTGAGACCATAGGCAATGGTGATGTTGTTACTTTTACCGGTGGTACATATTTAAATACAGCTGTTTCTGCGACTGACACAGTTACAATAACTCTAGACACAACAGTAGCACTTTGGACTTTAGCCGGTGGAGATTCAGCTGGAACTAATCAGCTAATTACAGCTGGCAATCTTGCTCAAATAAAAGAAAATGATGGAACAGTAGTTAATAGTGTACAAGTCGGTGGAGGGATTCAAACAAAAGCTGCTGCTACCGACCAGTTATTATTAGATCAAACTTCTGAGCTTGTTGTAACCATGGTAAATCCTGGTAGTGGAAATTTATTGTATATAGATGGAGATTACCAGCCTATTATAAATCTACCACAAGGTTTTACATATGAGTTTAATCAAGATGCATCCACTAACAGTGGACACCCCATAGAATTAGGAGAAGTGTTAGATGGATCTACTCCTTATGCTACTGGAATACAATATTACGGAAGTGCATCACAAAACACATTAACACCCGTAACTCAAACAGATTATGTTACAAATAGTACTACATATTCAAGTGGTACTGGAACAGCTAGAGTTCGAATAAGAATTAATCAAAATTCACCTGCACTTTATTATTATTGCTCAAATCACTCTGGAATGGGTGGTTCGATTGTTTCTCTTAACGACAGATATACGGGACTTTCAGCACTTGGTTCTGGTATAACTTTCGCTTTAGATTTTGCGACTGCTACTACATTTACTGCTTCAGCAAGCAATAATGCTACATTTAACTTTAGCAATGCTGTTCAGGGACAAGTTGTAGATTTAATTGTTAGTGGTAATTATACACTGACATTTGCAGAAACAGGCAGCACATTTAACAGAGTGGGCTCAGTGGAATATGATTCTACCACAAACAATCTAATACAAATTATTTGCACGGATGATGCTGTGGGTGCAAAAGTATATCATTACTCAGTAGCAACATTCCAAAGCGATTCAACACCAGGATAATATGAAGGCAAAACTAATAGACGGAAATATTATAACGTACAAGCAATTACCCAATACATATACCAAATCAAATGGCAGCGCGGTGCTTAACTTCAGTAAATCGGATACAGCAGAACTAGAGGCCGAAGGTTTTTATGATTTAGTAAAGCCAAGTTATAACCCACTCACACAAAATAAAGGTGGATTACAATGGGATGAAGAAAACAAGATATTTACATTTCCTATAACTGACAAAGACTTTGATGCTACTTATGATGAAGTTGACGAAGAGGGTAATCCAACGGGTAATAAACTTCCTGTTTATGATATAGATGCATTAAAATCTACAACAATAATAGAACTAAAAGCAAAAGCAGGTGTATTATTAGAACCTACTGATTGGGAAGTTATACGTAAAGCTGAGAGAGGAGTAGAAATAAGTACAGCTACTGCAACAGAGCGAGCTAAAATATTAACCGAGTGTGATAGAAAAGAAGCTGAAGTATCTGCTTTAACAACATATGCTGAAGTATTACAATATAATAAAACTTTCTTTCCACCCTCTGAATTACCAGAATAAACATGAGTTTTAATGGACAATTACTTGCAACAGGAGGAGTAGCTCAATGCTTGACAGACTCAGTACAAGTATTTGGCGCTGACGGTGCATATAGTAGCAATATAGCTGTATATCAGTTTAACGGTAATGCAAATGATGCAACAACAAATTATAATGCGACTACCCAAGGAAGTCCTTCATATGTAACTGGAAAATTTGGTCAAGCCGCTTCTTTATCAAACAGCGATACTGATTATTTTACAACAAGTATATCTCCCACAATATTAGGCAACTCATTTTCTTTGTCTGCTTGGGTGTATTTTACACAAAATAGTGGAGGTAGTGATTATTATTCAATTGCAGGTGCTTATTGGAACGGAAGTTCGGGTAATCAATCTTGGATATTTTATGTCAATAACGGCACTTTAAGTTTTTTTAGTAATTTAACTTCTGGCAGTATTACTGTTACTGGAGGCACTGTTCCATTAAATCAATGGAATTTTGTTGCTTTTTCAATTGACGACAAAAACCAAATATCCCTTAATTTAAATGGTGCTATAACTACATCAGCCGTAAGTCTTTCATTGCGCTCTAATAGTATAAATTTAACTTTAGGGAATTTAGGGCCATATAATGCTAGCAGAACAATGTATGGTCTTTTAGACCAAGTGAGAGTGTTTAACAGAGCGCTTTCTGCCTCTGAACTAAATGTTCTTTATAACGAAACAGATTCAACAACCTCAAACACAAACCTTTTTAACGAAGGTGCAGGTGTAGCTTTATACACTCTCGATTATGATGCTTCAGACGCTGGAGGATTATATGATGGCACACCTTCAAACGTTCTGTTCGGAGTAGAAGGACAGATAAATACAGCAGGATTTTTTGATGGTAGTACGGTAGCGGCAGATATTGTTTTAGGAAGTTCTTTTATATCTGCTTTTGATGTTGCTAATAAAAGTTTTTCCCTTTGGTTTAATTGGGATGGCTCAAATCCCGGATCAAACGGCTATGGAATGCCTTTTTTTATGAATGGAACTGGTCTATCAAACGGAAGAATTGGAGTGCAAATAACTAATTCAAATGGGACAATAACCGCTTATTCCGGGACTGCGGGAAGTAATCCAACAAGCACTATATCGGCAAATACTTGGTATCATTTTGCTTTGGTTGTATCGGGCAGTAGTTATGAAGCTTTTGTAAATGGAAGTTCTATAGGTACTGCTACTAATAACAATGGAGTAGATTCGGGAACGCAAACCGCATCCATTGGATCGTGGTTTAGTTCAAATTACTACTTTACTGGGGATATAGATCAAGTAAGATTTTTTAGAAAATCGTTATCCCAGGAAGAAATTGACGTTCTTGTCGCAGAAAACCCTTGTAATTACACTTGTACAACAGACACTACAAATTACCCTACTACAAACCTTGCATATTACAAATTAGACAACTCCGCTGATGACGAGACTGGAGTTTATGATGGAACCTCTACAGACGTTTTCTATGCCTTTGGCCGTTTTAATCAAGCTGCGGTGTTTAATGGAAGTAGTAGTATCATAAAAGATATTTTGGGGAGTGGGTTTACTTATGCAACCAAAACTATGACTTTTTCTGCTTGGATATTTGTAACCGATAATTCTAACGATAATATGATTATCGGAGATGGACTTACAACAGCTACGGGAGGGTGGGGTATTTCTACTGGCTATGGCAATGCACCAAATCAAAGGCTTTCTTTTTCTGTAGCAAGTTCAGCTATGGGAGGGGTACAACAAACTTATAGTTCAGTATCTATTGCTGATGATACTTGGACACATATTGCAGTAAGTGTAGATTTTAGCAGTGTTACTGATAGTATTAAAATGTATATAAATGGTACAGAGGACACAAGTCTTGTAGATGGAATTTCCGGTTCATTTGTAGATAACACAACTTACAATACATCTATTGGAGGAACTTGGAGTGGCAGTGCGGCAAGGTTTTTTGAAGGTAGTATTGACCAAGTAAGGATATTTGAAACTGCGCTTACAAGTAGCCAAGTATCCGAACTTTACAACGAAAAGCCTTGTGCTGATACATCTAACTTTGCAGCTACATTGTATGAGGGCAATTCATCTTACGTTTCAAACGTAGGTTTTCAGCCTGACCTTTTATGGGTTAAGGGTATAACTTTTTCAAGTAATAATAGACTTTTTGATGTTGTAAGAACAGCAAGTGCAGGGTCACTATCTTCTAATCAGACAGCTGTAAATGCAACAGCTTCTGGACAGATAATAACTAGCTTTGAAGCAAATGGATTTATCGCTCCTTTGCAAGCTGGTGATGTAAATCAAAGCGGTCAAGACTTTGTAGCTTGGAATTGGAAAGCAGGAGGTAATGCGGTCTTAAACGAAGAAGGCACTATTGACAGTCAAGTTAGTGCCAATACTGGCTCAGGGTTTAGTATTGCAACATTTACAGGTGTTGGCTATCCTAATGCAACTAACGCTGAAGTTGGTCACGGGCTGACTCAAGCCCCTGATATAGTTTTTATTAAAGGAACTGGCGGAACTGGACAAAGTGGAGGTGCAGGGGCTTGGGTTGTAGGAACAGGCGTTTTAGCTTCAAACAATTGGACTGGTGCTTTTTATTTAAATTCATCCGCAGCTTATTACACTGCTATTAATTATTTTTTTAATGGCGCCGCTACAGATAGTGTTGTAAAAGTAAAAACTGATTGGTTCGTTAATGGTGCTAATAATACTTATGTAATGTATTCTTGGCATTCAGTATCGGGGCAAAGCTCTATATCGACCTATGAAGGGGATGGTACAAATGATAATAGTAAACAAATAACAGGGCTTGGTTTTGACCCAAGTTTTGTAATGGTTAAAAATGTAGATAGCGCCGGTGGCAATTGGGATATAATAGACAAAGCAAGGGGTGGTGGAAATAATTTATATGCAAACGAATCTTTTAATCAAAACGCAAATACTCCTTCTTCTTATGGCTCAGGTCAATTTATTTCTGGTGGATTTAGTGTAACCAGAGGGTCTGTTGCATCTTCTGTACAATGGAATAAATCGGGTGATACATACCTATATATGGCATTTAAATAAAATAATTTATGGATATAATAATAATAATTATAGTAATGGTAGGGGTATTAATAGTACTTAACATGGTGGTAGCTATTATGCTTGCAAAAAAAGGATTTACTAAAGATGAAAACAACAATATGATCCCCGACATTTTAGAGGAAAAATTTGCGGATATTAAAGCAGATGTTTCAAATAAGGTAGACAGAGTAGGTCAAGAACTTAAAGACGTATCAATAGCAATTAAAGAAGTTGGTAAACAAATAAGCCATGTTCCCAAAGCTGTTCAAGGACAAAAAAGAATAGGCAAAAAAATCAAAAAAAGATAGTTTATGTTTTTTACAAATACTTCTGCTGGTAATATTAATTTTGTTTATGATTATGTTGAATCTAAAAACGGAGAAATTGACAGACCTAAAAATATACAGTCTTAATATTGGTGCTTTAGCCACCTCTATGACTGATATTGATGTAGCGCTGAAAATCTTAGCTACAGCTATTGCAATCGGCTATACTTTACATAAGTGGTACATAATGTATGGAAAGAATAAGTAATCATGTTTCATATAAAGAAGCAACTAAATCTAATACCGCAACAAGGCTAAACATAGACAATACACCTACGGCTTATGCCCTTAGCAACATGACTGCAGTTGCTATAAACATATTTGAACCACTTAGGCGTTATGTTGGTGGTCCAATCAAAATAAATTCATTTTATAGATGTGAAGATTTAAATACTGCTATTGGAGGTAGTAGCCAGTCTCAGCATTGCCAAGGTAGAGCTATGGATTTAGACGATACTTTCGGATATAAAACCAATGCTGAAATGTTTAATTATATTAAAAATGAATTAAATTTTGATCAGATAATTTGGGAGTTTGGAGATGATAAAAATCCTGACTGGATTCATGTTAGCTATGTATCTAATGAAGAAAACAGAGGAAAAATACTTCAAGCATATAAGCAAGACGGAAAAACAAAATATAAATTATATGAGCAAGCCTAAAAAAAAGTTTGGACAAACAACAGTTGGACGTATATTAAAAGCTTCTATTGGATTGATAAACCCAACTTTAGGTAAATTAGTTCAAGGTGATATGTCTGTAGAGGAAGTCGTAAATTCTATTAAAAATTCTGACGCTCCACCAGAGGACAAAATAAGAGCTCAAGAAATGGTGCTAGAGGCGTATGAAGCTGAAGTGGCTGATAGAGCCTCAGCTAGACAAAGAGAAATGACGGCTTTAGCTGCAGGATCAAACGACTTGCTTTTTAAAACGGTCGGCTGGGGTATTACTTTGTGTTTTATCGGCGTAGTTGCAGGGGCTATTGGACTATGGGAAATACCTAAAGAATCACAGAGATTGTTTGATATGGGTTTTGGTGCAGTAGTAGCTGCCTTTACTCAAGTTATAGGTTATTATTTTGGATCTTCCGCAGGTAGTAAGCAAAAAACACATTTAATTAATACAAGCTCAGATAATGATAAATTATAAAAAATCTAATTTGAAGCCTAATATTAAAAGACCTGGTGTTCATGCTAAAACCAAAACTTCTTCATTAAAGTCCTCTCGTAATTACCGTAAGTTATACCGAGGGCAGGGCAGATAAAATATTTGTATATTTAACTTTAATTAAATCTAATCTAATGGATATTAGAAAAATATCTGTTGGTCCAGACTATAAATCCGGAGCAATGCACTACATAGTGGGTCAAGAAGTTTTAAATGGAAAATATTTTATTCATTTAATACAGCACGATAATGATGTAGACTCAATTAGAATATGGATACAAAGAAAAGATGAAATACTATTGTGGAAAGAATTTACATCATCAGTACCTATTTCTATAGAATATAATATTAACTTTTAATGAAGTCACCCTTCTACTTTATTGTGGAGCCTGTACAAGGCAAACGATATAATAATACTAAAAATATTTCGGGTATTGATTTTATTACTAGTACAAGCGAAGAGGACTTTACAGTGTCAAATAGAAAAGGTATAGTTATATCAGTTCCTTTAAATTATAAAGGTCCGGTTAAAGTAGGAGATATTCTTCTAGTTCATCATAATGTATTTAAATATTACAATGACATGAAAGGCAGGCAGCAAAGTGGTAAAAGCTTTTTTAAGGACAATTTATTTTTTGTAGATAATAGTCAGTTTTTTATGTATAATCATAATAATCAGTGGATTAGTCATGATAAATATTGTTTTGTAAGGCCAATAAAAAAACAAAAGTCATTTATGTTTAAACGTGGTAAAGAAGAGCCACTTATGGGGGAAATGATTTACCCTAATGAGTATATTTTATCTCATGGAATAAAACCAGGGGCACTAGTTAGTTTTCAGCCAGATACTGAGTATGAGTTTAATGTTGACGGAGAAAAGCTTTATAGGATGTATGATCACCAAATAACTATGTTAATATGAGTTCAGAACTTTTAAAACAACAAATAATAGTAGCAGGTAAAAAAGCTGTGGAACAGTTAATCAAGGTGGCAAAAGAGGATATAATTAAACCTGATCCCGAAGATGAGTTGGCTGCAGATAGGTTAAAGAATGCAGCGGCAACTAAAAAGCTTGCAATATTTGATGCGTTTGACATATTAAATAAAATTGATCAAGAGCAAGAGAATCTAATAACAAACAAAGAAAATGGCCATAAAGTTGAAACAAGACAGGGATTTGCCGAAAGAAGATCAAAATAGATTATTCTACGTAGTTAAAAACTTAATACCAGCAGCTGCTCTTTCCAAAAAAAATAAAGGTAAAACATGGATTTATGGTTATAATGAACAATATGATATTGTCGTAATTAGTAAAAATGGACAAATTGGTAGTATAGTTAATATTAATGGTCTTAATATAGCTTTACCTCCCCAAGCATCGAATATTGTTCAAAGATCTGAGAATAAATCTAAACAATTTTGGGAAAGGAAAGATTTGCCAAAAGAATTAAGTAGAATACATTCAATATTTCAATGGAATGAAATGCCTAGTAATTTTAAAAATAAATGGGTAGAATACATTGAAACAGAATTTGATAATAGAGAATTAGGACATTGGTTTTATAATAATGGAAAACCAACATACATAACAGGGTCTCATTACATGTATCTTCAATGGACAAGTATTGACGTAGGGTACCCTGATTTTCGTGAAGCTAATCGTATATTTTTTATATTTTGGGAAGCTTGTAAGGCTGACAAAAGATCTTTTGGTTTAGTATATTTAAAGATCAGACGGTCAGGTTTTTCTTTTATGGGATCTTCTGAATGTGTTAATACGGGAACGTTAGTTAAAGATTCAAGAGTTGGCATACTTTCAAAAACTGGATCTGATGCCAAAAAAATGTTTACAGACAAAGTTGTACCAATCGCAAACAGACTTCCGTTTTTTTTCAAGCCAATACAAGACGGAATGGATAAACCTAAAACTGAATTAGCATTTAGGGTACCAGCTTCTAAAATAACCAAAAAGAACATGTATGACACAGTAGATGATGAGCTTTATGGTTTAGATACGACTATAGACTGGAAAAATACTGATGAAAACTCTTATGATGGTGAAAAATTACTTTTATTAGTACACGATGAGAGCGGTAAATGGGTAAGGCCTAACAACATTTTAAATAATTGGAGGGTTACCAAAACCTGTTTGCGATTAGGTAGTAAGATCATCGGTAAATGTATGATGGGTTCCACGTCAAATTCTTTGAGCAAAGGTGGAGATAATTTTAAAAAGCTTTATGAAGATAGTAATGTAGAAACACGAAACACAAATGGACAGACAAAAAGTGGCATGTATTCACTTTTTATTCCTATGGAATGGAATATGGAAGGATTTATAGATAAATACGGTATGCCTGTTTTTTATAAACCAGAAACAAAAGTCTTAGGTGTGGATGATGAATATATTTATAACGGAGCTATTGACTATTGGCAAGCGGAAGTAGATTCATTTAAAAGCGATCCCGATGCCCTAAATGAATTTTATAGACAATTTCCTAGGACAGAATCCCATGCATTTCGGGACGAAAGCAAAACTTCACTTTTTAATCTTACAAAAATATATCAGCAAATAGATTACAATGATTCTTTAGTGATTCAGCATCACGTGACTAGGGGAAGATTCTATTGGGAAAATGGAATACAAGACTCCAAAGTAATATTTACTCCTGATCCTAAAGGTAGGTTTAAAGTTTCTTGGATGCCAAATAAAAACATAACTAATAAAAAATATAAAAAATATAACCAATATTTTCCACTTAATGAACATATAGGTGCATTTGGCTGTGATTCTTACGACATATCAGGTACTGTGGTAGGCAGGGGTTCTAATGGTGCCTTACATGGTTTGACAAAGTTTAACATGGAAGAAGCGCCTAGTAACGAGTTTTTTTTAGAATACGTTGCAAGACCTCAAACAGCAGAGGTTTTTTTTGAAGAGGTGTTGATGGCTTGTGTGTTCTATAGCATGCCTATTCTTATAGAAAACAATAAACCTAGACTTTTGTATCATTTTAAAAACAGAGGATATAGAGGATTTTGCATGAATAGACCAGATAAGCATTACACTAAATTATCTAAAACAGAAAAAGAATTAGGAGGCATTCCCAATACATCTGAAGACGTAAAACAATCACATGCATCTGCAATAGAGTCTTATATTGAAAAGCATATTGGTTTAGATTTGTCGGGCGCTTATCGAGAGCCTACGGAAATGGGAACTATGTATTTTTCTCAAACATTAGAAGAGTGGGCAAGGTTTGATATAAACAATCGTACAAAGTTTGATGCCACGATAAGTTCAGGTTTAGCGGTCATGGCAAATCAAAAAAACCTGTATTTACCTGAACAAAAACAAAACAAAATAAATCTTAACTTTGCAAGATATGCTAATAATGGAATATATAGTGAATTAATCAAATAGATGGAAGACGTAAAAATTAATATTTCATCTGTAGGTTTTCCAAGTCAGTTTGTATCAGACTCAGAAAAGGCCACCAAAGAATTTGGATTACAGATAGGACAAGCGATACAATATGAATGGTTTCGTAAAGATTCCAATGGCTCCCGCTACTATAGTCAGTGGAGAGATTTCAACAGGCTTCGTTTATACGCACGCGGAGAACAATCTGTGGCTAAGTATAAAAATGAGCTTGCTGTAGATGGTGACCTTTCCTATTTAAATCTTGATTGGACACCAGTTCCAATACTTCCCAAATTTGTGGATGTTGTTGTCAATGGAATGCAAGATCGTTTATTTAAAGTAAAAGCATATGCTCAAGATGCCTTGTCTCAAGCTAAAAGAAGCAAATATCAAGACATGATTGAAGGGCAAATGGCTGCCAAAGATATTTTAAATACGGTACAACAGAACACCGGTTTCGATCCCTTTATTATGAATCCGGATGACTTACCATCTACTGATGAAGAGTTGTCTCTATATATGAATCTCAATTATAAGCCTGCTATAGAAATAGCTGAAGAAGAGGCTATAGATACTATGTTTGCTGAAAATCATTATGAAGATATAAGAAAGCGAATAGATTATGATCAAATGGTTGTAGGTGTCGGTATGGCTAAACATGAATTTTTAGCTGGAGCAGGAGTGCAAATATCCTATGTGGATCCTGCTAATGTTGTTTACAGTTATACCGAGGATCCATTTTTTAAGGATTGTTTTTATTGGGGTGAAATTAAAACTGTTTCAATAACTGAATTAAATAAAATCGATCCCACTTTAACAACAGAAGATTTAGAAATTATATCTCAATATAGCCAGAGCTGGTATGATTATTTTAATACAGCTCAATATTATGAAAATGATATATTTTACAGGGACACCTGTACATTGATGTATTTTAATTATAAAACCACTAAAAAGATGGTATATAAGAAAAAGATCAATGATAATGGCGCTACGAGAATGATCGAAAAAGATGATTCATTTAATCCTCCTGAGGAGATGATGGATGAAGGTAATTTTGAAAAAATAGAAAAGACTATAGATGTATGGTATGATGGTGTTATGGTTATGGGAACAAACATAATACTAAAATGGGAGTTAGCTAAAAACATGGTTAGACCTAAGTCTTCTTCTCAACACGCTTTACCTAATTATGTTGCAGCAGCCCCACGTATGTATAAAGGTGTTATAGAATCTCTTGTAAGAAGAATGATTCCTTTTGCTGATTTAATTCAGATCACTCATTTAAAGTTACAACAAGTAATAGCTCGTACTGTTCCTGATGGTGTTTATATCGATGCAGATGGATTAAATGAAGTAGATCTTGGTACTGGTTCGGCCTATAATCCAGAGGATGCATTAAGATTATATTTCCAAACAGGGAGTGTTATTGGCCGAAGTTATACCCAAGAGGGCGAGTTCAATCAAGGAAGAGTTCCAATACAACAACTTACAAGCAACTCTGGGGCATCTAAAACACAAATGCTTATAGCCAATTATAACCATTATTTAGATATGATAAGATCTGTTACTGGATTAAATGAGGCTAGAGATGGTAGCACGCCAAATCCAGATGCTTTAGTTGGAGTTCAGAAGCTAGCGGCATTATCATCTAATACAGCTACCCGACATATATTAGACGGAAGTCTTTACATATATCGTACTTTGGCAGAAGCCTTAACGTATAGGGTAGCTGATGTATTAGAGTTTTCAGATTTTAAAGAAGACTTTGTTAATAAAATTGGCAAGTATAACGTAAGTATACTTGGAGAAATATCTCAATTATATATCTATGATTTTGGTGTGTTTATTGAGCTATCACCTGATGAAGAACAACAAGCCAAACTAGAGGAAAATATACAAATGGCTTTATCTAAAGGCGATATAAATCTCGAAGATGCAATCGATATTAGAGAAATTAAAAATCTTAAATTAGCTAACCAATTATTAAAAGTAAAACGAAAAGCTAAACAAGAAAAAGACGAGCAGAGAGAGATGCAAAAGCAGGCTATGATATCTCAGCAACAATTAAAATCTCAAGAGTTAGCTGCACAGGTTGCGGTACAAAAAATTGAATTAGAAACTCAAGGCAAGTTAAAATATAAGCAAGGCGAGATACAATTAGAAATTGAAAGAAATAAAGCAGAAGCTCAACTTAAAAGCCAACTTATGGAGCAAGAGTTTCAGTACAATTTACAACTTCGCAATATGGACGGTATGGCACTCGCTAACAGAGAAAAGAGTCGGGAAGATGCAAAGAGTCAACGTATTAGTCAACAAAACACTGAGCAGTCTAAACTTATTAATCAGCGAAAAAACAATCTTCCCCCTCAAAATTTTGAATCTAATGAAGATAGTTTAGATGGTTTTGATTTAGCTGAGTTCTCCCCACGATAGGCTCAAAAACGTATATATTTTTTATATAACTTTGTAATTAGTAAAATCTAATTTAAATCTAATGGAAATTAAAGTAAGAGAACTAACTGATGTTGAAGAAAAATCAGTACAACAAGTTGAGCAAGAGTTGTTAGAAAAACATGAAGCTCAGCAAGAAATAAAATTTGATGAAGACCCTAAAATAGAAGTACAGAATAAAGATGCTGAATCTTCAAGCAAATCCGAAGACGCAAATAGTACAAAGGAGGAGCCAAAAAAAGAAGAGATTAGGGAAGAAGCAAAACAGGAGGCGGTTGATGAAGCTAAGCCTCTTTCAGAAGAAGAAGTTCTTTCATATATTGGAGACAGGTATGGTAAGCAGATAAATTCTATAGATGAGTTAGTTGCGGCTAGAGAGGAAACTCCTGAGATGCCAACTGACGTAGCTGCTTACTTTAAATACAAAAAAGAAACGGGACGAAGTATAGAAGACTTTGTAAGACTACAAAGAGATTATTCAGATCTTCATCCCGACGCTTTGTTAAGAGAGTATCTCACAGTTACAGAAGAAGGTCTAGATCCAGAAGACATTGAGTCATTAATGGAAGACTATGTTTATGATGAGGAAATAGACGATGAATCGGTAATTAAGAAAACTAAATTAGCAAAGAAAAAAATTGTTGCTAAAGCAAAAAGATTCTTTAAAGATCAGCAAGAACAGTATAAGTTGCCTCTTGAGTCAAGAGAAAACAGTTTTTCAGATACTGAAGAATATAAAACTTATCAGCAATATATAAAAACAGCTCAAAGTCAACAGGAAGAAGCACAGCGCAAGAGCGAATGGTTTATCAAAAAGAGTGATGAATTATTTAACAATGAATTTAAAGGTTTTAAATTTAATTTGGATGAAAGCGAAGTTTACTTTACCCCTGGGGGGACTTCCGAACTAAAAAAAGCACAAGAGACACCTATGAATTTTGTAAATAAATTTTTAGACTCAAGTGGTCTTTTAAAAGATGCGGAAGGTTACCACAGATCTTTAGCTATTGCTATGAACCCTGAAAAATTTGCTCAGTTTTTTTATGAGCAAGGAAAGTCTAGTGCTACAGAGGATGTTATGCGTAAAACTAAAAATATAAATATGAGTACACGCAAAACGCCAGAAGTATCAGTAAAGTCAGGGTTTCAAGTAAAATCAGTTTCATCGCCTTCGAGTAATGGGCTGAGAATTAAAAGTATTAAGAAAACTTAGTTTAATTTAAAATTAAAAAATCATGCCGGGACAAGTTAAATCAACCCCTACGTTTGCGCTAACACCGAGTTCAGAAAGAACTCCAACAGCGGAAAATTACATAACTAACTTTGACTTTTTAAACCAGTATCTACCTGATACTTATGAAAAAGAGTTTGAGCGTTATGGAAACAGAACTATCTCTTCATTCCTACGTATGGTAGGAGCTGAGATGCCTACTAACTCTGACTTAATTAAATGGGCAGAGCAAGGTAGATTACATACAAAATATACTTCAGTTGGAACTGCAGGTGCTCAAGGTGCGGATCAAGTGACTTTTCAAGTTAATGACACACTAGACCCTACAGCTGCAGAGCAAGTAATTAGAGTTGGACAAACAATTGTTGTTGTTCAAAATGACGGATCAGGATCTAATAAGGCTGTTGTAAGCGCAGTTAATAATGCTGGTGGTGGAAGAGGACAGTTTACTGCTGATTTCTACGAAGCTGGTGGTTTAGTTACCGCTGGTACTGGTGCAGGTAATGCTGATGTAACTGTATTTATTTATGGATCTGAATTTAAGAAAGGAACTGCCGGAATGGAAGGTTCTCTTGAATCTAATGACTTTATCTTCGATAACAAGCCTATTATTATTAAAGATACATATAATGTATCTGGATCTGATATGGCTCAAATCGGATGGGTAGAGATTACAACTGAAGATGGAGCTACAGGATATTTATGGTATTTAAAATCAGAGCATGAAACAAGGTTGAGATTTGATGATTACCTAGAGACTGCAATGATTGAGGCTGTACCAGCTGAGCAAAACTCTGGTGCTGCTGCTATACTTGGAAGCTCAGGTGCTGCTGCAAATCCTGGCGCTGGATCAGATGGTATTTTCTTTTCTGTACAACAGAGAGGAAATATCTGGGACGGTGGTAACCCTACTGTACTAGCAGATTTTGATAACGTTATTAGCAGACTCGACAAGCAAGGAGCAATTGAAGAAAATGTTTTATTCGTTGACAGACAGTTTGCTTTTGATATTGACGATATGTTAGCAGCACAAAATGCTTACGGAGCAGGCGGAACTTCTTATGGACTATTTGATAATGACGAAGAAATGGCACTGAATTTAGGTTTTTCTGGTTTTAGAAGAGGATATGATTTCTATAAAACAGATTGGAAATACCTAAACGATCCAACTATGCGTGGAGGTCTTCCTACAGGCGCTGGATCAGGACGTGTAAATGGTCTATTAGTCCCTGCGGGATCTACCAGTGTTTATGATCAAATTTTAGGCAAAAATGCTAAAAGACCGTTCCTCCATGTTAGATATAGAGCTTCTGAAACAGAAGACAGACGTTACAAAACTTGGATCACTGGTTCTGCTGGTGGCGCAAGAACAAGTGATGTTGATAACATGCAAGTTAACTTCTTGTCAGAAAGAGCAGTTTGTACTATGGGTGCAAATAATTTCTTTATCTTCCAAGAGTAATATATTTTTGTTCAAGGGAGCTTTCGGGCTCCCTTTTTTATATAAATTTTAAATTTAATCTAATGAGTACTACTACAAAATATGTAGATAAAATCTACAAACTTACGCGTGAAAGCGCTCCACTTTCTTTAATTTTAGCATCTCGTCATACACAAAGATTTCCCCTCTTGTGGTTTGACGAAGAAACAGGCACAAACAAAGCCCTAAGATATGCACGTAATCAGAACTCCCCTTTTCAAGAGGAGCAAGACGATAATGCTATTTTAGAGCCTATTGTGTTTGAAAATGGATTTTTAACTGTTAAAAAAGAAAATCAAGTATTACAAAAATTTTTAGAATACCATCCAGGTAAAGGCAGGGTTTATGTTGAAGTCGATAAAGCAAAAGATGCGGCAAAGGTTGTCGATAATTTAAATGAAGAAGTTGACGCTTTAATAGAAGCAAGGCAGTTAACCGTTGATCAAGTAGAGAACATATCTAGAGTTTTATTTCAACATGATATATCCAAAGTAACCACAGCTGAATTAAGGAGAGATATTTTAGTTTTTGCAAAGAATCAACCTAAAGATTTTTTAACATTATTAAAAGATCCTTCACTTAAATTAAATTCTAAGATTCAACTTTTCTTTGATAAAAATTTATTACAGTTCCGTAACAGTCAAAAAGAAGTATGGTTTAATACTCCTTCAAATAAAAAGAAAATGTTAAATGTACCTTTTCAAGAGGATCCATATTACATTATAGGATCATATTTTCAAAGCGATGATGGCTTGGAAGCACTAAAGCATTTATCTAATCTATCTAAAAACGTATAAATACTACCTTTTTATTTTTTGTATATTTGTACTTTGTTTAACCCATTAATTTTTTAAATATGGCAAAATATATAACTATTAGCAGTTCAGCTGACGCTGGAAATGTACACATCGCAATAGATAAGATTTTGTTTGCTGAGACCAATTCGTCTACAGCAGCCAAGATATTTTTAATGGACGGAACTAAGCATATTGCAATCACTGGAACAAACTTAACGTCTGGTTTTGGAGAGAACGTAAATGCAGCAATGGTAACAGCAGCTCAAACTAGCTGGACCAATGCTACTGTCGCGGTCGATCTAGAAGACGATATGACTGTGACTGGGGTAGCTATCGGTTAGTACTACACATTTTTTTATTGTTTTTTCAATTTTGAAGTTAGGGGTCAAGTAAAATTGACCTCTTTTTTTTTTACTTATCTTTGTGTAAAAGACTACGTATGATAAATTCTGTACGAAATACAGTTTTAGCAATCATTAACAAAAACAATTATGGTTATTTATCACCAAATGATTTTAATTTATTTGCTAAACAAGCGCAACTTGATTTATTCGATGAGTATTTTTTTCAATATAATCAACAAATAAATGAAGAAAACGCTAGATTATCAGGTACAGGATATGCAGATATTAAAAAAGGGTATGAGGAGGTCATAGACACTTTTTCAGTTACAAGCGCACTAACACAAAATGCTTCAAATGTATATTTTCTTCCATCTGCTGCAACTACTGGTTCTGATTATTATTTAATAAATCAAGTTAGATGCTCTAGCGGAGGAGTCTTTAAAGGTATAGCAGAGCTAGTTTCTAACAATAATATTACGCTACTAAACAATTCTTTACTCACTGCACCTTCTGTTGCTTTTCCGGCATATACTCAAGAAGCTGGATCTATTGCAATATTTCCTAATACATTTAATGGAGCTAGTGATATAGAGTGCCAGTATATACGATACCCTAAAGACCCGAAATGGACATTCCAAACAATATCTAATGGTGAGCCTGTATTTGATCAAAGCCAACCTGATTTTCAAGACTTTGAATTACCCTTAGATGATGGTAATGATTTAGTATCTAAAATATTACAATATGCAGGTATATCTATTAGAGAAGCAGATATATTTAGATTTGGTCAAGTAGAAGAACAAACACAAAATCAAGAGCAATAATTATGACGTATATAACTCAAAAAAAATATTATTCAAATGATGGAGTTACGCCTACAGATGCAAATTGGGGATCTTATCAATATGTAAGTCTTAGCGATATAGTCACTAATTTTATGCTAATGTATAGTGGCAATCATGCTCTTGTTAATAATGTTAATCGTTTTAAAATATTATTTCACGCAAAAAGAGGTATACAAGAATTAAATTATGATGCATTTAAAGAAATTAAATCTCTACAATTAACAGTTTATTCTGATTTAAGGTTCGTTTTACCTCCCGACTATGTAAATTGGGTAAGAGTATCTATGTTTAAGGACAATACAATTAGACCTCTAGTGGAAAATATTCAAGTACAGTCAGCTTTATCTTATGTACAAACAGCAACCGCTAGCTTTACTTACGATGGTAACAATGTGCAAACTAAAACATCTAGCCTAGACACGGCAAGAACAGATGGATCACTTAATAGCATATACTTGAATCAAGCAAAACTAGATCAAGATAATATACCTCCATTTAATGAGGATTATTATGATACCTTCATGGGAGCTCGATACGGCCTTAATACGGAGACAGCTAATATAAACCCTACCTTTACGATAGATAAGAAAGCTGGGGTTATCAATTTTAATTCTACGATGGCAAATGAGGAGTGTATTTTAGAGTATATTTCTGATGGCATGGAGAATGGTGACGATTCTTTAATAACTCTAAATAAATTATTCGAAGATTACATATACGCTTACATTAAATATTCTTTGCTAAATAATAAATTTGGAGTCCAAGAATACATTGTTAATCGCGCACGTAAAGATAAGACGGCATTACTACGTAATGCTAAAATACGCTTGAGTAATATTCATCCTGGAAGATTGCTTATGAATTTGAGGGGTGAAAATAAGTGGATAAAATAACATGGCACGGACACAACGGAATTTTATTGCAGGCCGTATGAATAAAAGCCTTGATGAGAGGCTTATACCAAATGGTGAATATGAAGATGCTCTAAACGTTAGATTAGGGTCTACTGAAGCTTCCGAAATTGGTTCCGTCGAAAACGCTAAGGGTAATGTACAGCTAACTAGCTTATTTTTTTTAGACCAACAAGCTCTAAGCTCTAGAGCTAGATGCATTGGTTCTTTTGCTGATACTGCTAATGAAACAATTTACTGGTTTGTCCATGATCCAAATTTTACTTTGGTGGATACTGGTAAATGTGATATGATTTGTTCTTTTAATACAGTAACGACAGCTTTAACATATCACGTGGTAAGCACTGATGATGGCAGTGGAGTAAAAACTACTTTAAATTTTAATCCACAAAAGTTAATAACTGGCGTTGATAAAATAGGAGATTTTTTATATTTTACTGACAATTTCAATCCTCCTAGATTTATAAACGTAAATTTTAGTTATCAAGAGCCATTGTTAGACGGAACACCGCCATCAGGCACAACAGCACTATGGAAGTTTCAAGCCAAAAAATCAATTGTCGGTGTTGATGAATTTATTGGGTTTCATCGGGGGACTCTTTCAGGATGCCCGACTAGCTTGGATCCATATGGTGTAGGCGTTTCGCCTACTATAACTCTAATACCGTTGCCTGGTGTTGACTGCTACACCTCCGGAACTACTTTTACAAAAGGGTTTGGATTACAAGGTAATAATTTAGCTTCTTCACTAGCTTTGACACATTTTTTTACTGATGTAACTGCAGGGACCACTTCTATCGGTTTAATTAATGCCAATACTATATCTAATCCTGGGACATCAAGTATATCAGGTACAATTGCAGGAGATAATGGCACTAGTGGCACTTGGTCTAGTAATTATTCTACCTCTCTGTCTTATACAGATGGTAACGGCGATACACAACAACCAGAGTCAGTTGGCTCTGTTACATTAACTGGTCTTACCTTAACGGAGGACGTAACATACACTTTATCCTGATGGCTAGTTATATAGATCAATTTAACGCAGACGCACTACTAGTTGTTAAAAAACCACCGACAAGTGCTCCTATTATACGCCCTTTCAAGTCTGCAACAGATAATAATTTTTTAGAAGACCGTTTTGTTTGTTTTGCTTATAGATATCAATATGCTAATGGAGAGTATTCAGCTACTTCACAATTTAGTGCACCAGCTTTTACAACGCAATCATTTCGTTTTAGCCTTGATAGCTACTTAAATGAAGGAATGTTAAACTCATCAAATGCTGTAGAAATTACATTTGAAACGGGCGATAATTTAGTTAAATCCATAGAGTTACTTTTTAAAGAATTTAATGATCCTACAATAAAGGTTATCGAAAAACTAAACAAGTTAACTTTAGGTTTGGCTAATAATCAAACATCCACCTTTATATTCGATAGTCAAAAAATATTTACTGTTTTACCAGAAAACGAAATTTTAAGATTATACGATAATGTTCCGATTATAGCTAAGGCTCAAACCTTGATGGGTAATAGGTTAATTTATGGTAATTACGTTGAAGGTTATAATTTAGTAGATAGGTTTAATACTCCAATACAATTAAATTTTAGTGCATCACTACAAGCTTATACAATTAATTCTCAAGATGTATCAGTTATAACAGCAAATGGTGGATATAATTTCGGGGGTTATATTGTTATTGCAGATAGTGACGTGACTATAGAATTAGACCCAACACTGTTAGTAGCGGGGTCCTCTTTGACTTTTGTGCTGCCAATTGAACACGCTAGCTTTCAAGGTCAAACACCCTTTCCTTCCGAAACAACAACACAACAAGAGTTTAGTTTTGTTTATATTTTGCCACAAGACTTCTCTTCCGTTCATGAACTTGCTCAAAGTGCCGATTTTGTTTCAAAGGTGGGATCATCTACTAACATACAAACTGTAGCAAATTCTTGTAATGGAGCTACTTACACTGATGTTTTAAATTGTACTATTCCAAACCAACTAGATAGTTATTTCAAAAAAGCTAGTGGGATTGCAGCAGCAGGGGAACCGATTCAAATATTTAGCGCACCCAACAGCAACTTTTTAGGTTTACAGCTTATAGCAATGCAGTTCGTAGACAGTTTGAGTTCACCTACACAGACTTTTTACGAATATTATAGATTCACATCAGCGCAAGTAACTTATTCTAGTTCGGTAAATAATTATTCCTTACACAGTAACCGTGGCTATGAAATTGGAATAGTTTACATGGACGAATTTAATAGATCAAGTACGGCACTTGTCAGCTCTGAAAACACTGTTCATGTATCCTGTGGCGATTCAGTTACTCAAAATACCATTCAAGTTACAATACCTGGAGGCATAACGACACCGCCTCAAATAGCACCGGAGTGGGCTACAAGGTATAAATTTGTTATTAAGCCAGATAAAACTGATTACGATACCATATACACTAACGTTTACTTTCAAGATCCAGACAGTAATTTTGTGTATTTTTTGTTAGAAGGTGAAAATGCAAATAAAGTACAAGAGGGCGATCGCCTAATAGTTAAGAGAGATTCCGTGAGCCCTTTGTCTCAATGTGCGTATACCACTGTTTTAGAAAAACAAAGTCAACCGTCTCAGTTCTTAGAGATTGATAATCCTTTAGACCCAACAAAAAAAATACCTATACCGTCAGGTGTTTACATGAAGTTATTCCCTAGTAACTTCTCTACGACGAACTCTACAGAGTTAGGAGGAAATTTTGTTTCTTACCCTGAAGCTGCTGTGACAGCCTCCGATAATGATCGATATCCTGTTGCTAATTTTCCTGTAACGGTTCCTGATCCTTCGGCAACAAGTCCAGTAACTAATGCTGATTATACTTTGCCTGAAGGAAGTGTGGTAAAAATTAAATATCACCAACTTAGACCTGGAACCAGCTTTACAGTTGAACGACATTTTTATGAATATGAAGATGAAATAGTTGCAACAGCTACTTATGCTAACTTTAAAGCTTTTTTCGAGGGAGAAAATGTTATTGACAGAATTAACGCTAACGGAGTTTCTTGTAATTCTTGGCCTCCATTTCCATTGTCTGATGGTAGAGATGTGGCTTGTCGAGACGCTAATACTACTAATGTGTACACAAGTTCAAATTTTCAGTCGACATCCAATCCAGAAAACATATTACGAGGAAAAGGAAATGCGCAAATCGACACTGCGATGTTTGTCAATTTTTGGAGGTTTGCTGAGAATACAACTACGGGTGAAACATTTTTAATGGCTACGGGAACACGAGCAGCTGCCGGATCAGCCTCTGGTAACGATTCCACCGTTAGGCTTCAGATAGAAGTTGTTAGGCAAGAGTCTAGTATTGTTTTTGAAACCATTCCACTAGATTCTCTACCTGATGTGTGGTATGAAAATGATTTATCATTTGCCATTGATTCTCAAGGTCAACACTCTGGCGATGTTCAAAATCAAGTTATAAACTTTCAAAATTCAACTCAACCTATTACTCCACAAGATGCAATAGTAAACACGGGGTTTGCTAACTGTATTACATTCGGAAATGGAGTCGAAAGTTATAAGATCCGAGACTCTATAACAGGAAAGGAAATTAATTTTGGAAATAGGGTTATCACTACCTCTTCTCAAATATATAAAAGAGCACATAGATTTGCTGATCTTACATACAGCGGAGTTTTTAATGATGAGTCAAATGTTAATAAGCTAAATGAATTTAATTTAGGGCTTTTAAATTTTAAACCGCTTGAAGACCTATATGGCCCAATACAAAAGCTACATGGCAGAAGAACCGATATACTTACCCTACAAGAAGATAAAATATCATATGTTTTACAAGGCAAAGACTTGTTAACAGACGCTAGTGGAGGTGGTGCTTTGACTTCAGTGCCTACTGTTTTAGGCACACAAGTAGCTCGTGATGAAGAGTTTGGAATTAGTAGTAATCCAGAGAGTTTTGCTGTTTATGGTAATAATAAATTTTTTACTGATTCTAAGCGCGCAGCAGTTATAAGATTAACAGGTGGTGACACAGGTCCTGAAATATTAACAGTCATTTCTGAATCTGGCATGAGGTCTTGGTTTAGAGACTTCTTTGTTGATTGTATCGGAAATCAAAAGCTTGGTGGGTTTGATCCCTATATGAATGAATATGTTTTAGCTAGTAATTCAGAGCAAGTAACAACCTTTACAAACTGTTTGCCATGTGGCACTACAGAAAATGTATTAGTAAATCCTGGTGAAGAAACTATATATTGTGTGAACGTGACTCAAGAGGTAGGCACCGTTGCTATTAATTATGTTATTCCAAATTCTGTAGAAGATAACATTATTAGTGAAACTGATACCCCTAGTGCTGGCGCTGGTTTAGTTGATGTCATATCGGAAGCAGGTTTAGATATAAGGACAGAAGCAACAAATTCTGGAGTTGGTTATACTATTGAAGCTATATATAATAATGTTAGTTTTTCAACTGGATTGGTTTTTCAAAGTGGTACATTAGAGTTTAATAAAAATAATGTAGATGTAAGAGAGGTAACTCTAAAAGTTACAACAACCTCGACCGTATCAGATACTATACAAGTAACAACTGAGTGTCCAGCACAAAATATATTGAACATATATAGCATAGCAATAACGAGTAATAATGAGGCAGGTCAATTTATTCATAATCAATATTCTTGGCAAGACAGTACTTTTTCATCTCCTCTACATTCAAACCAAATAACTTTTTCATCCGATACATCATCTGATCCAATAGTTTCACAATACTCATTAGTTACAGGAATTATAGGGTCTGGTGCAATACCAAGTGAGGGTGCAAACGTAAAAATTATTAGCAACAAGTTAGCAAACGATAATTTTACATTTAACACCTCAACTAATCAATTTAGATTTTTAAGAACAAGCACAAAATATTCCAACAACTCCAATGAAATATTATCTTTATTAAACGCATCAAGTTTGGCTTCACCAATAGTATCTTCTAATGATTTACATTATGCTGATTTTGCAATGCCAAATAATTTAGGTGACTTTTTATATTTAATTTGGGATTATAGAAGTCCAACTCAACTGTTTTTAAATTATGACTCTACATCAGCTAGAAATGCTTGTTGTGGAACAGTACCAGTTGGTCCAGAGTTCGATTGTAATACACAAACAGGATACAGTGGTGGAGAAAGCTTCCCCTCTACTCAAATTATTAATTTAGGGGCAGCTACAGGAGTTGTAACGCTAACCTTTAATGCTGGAGGAGTTCCTGATAAATTTATAGTTGAGTTTGATGGGTCTGAAGTTATAAATACAGGATACAGAGGAGATTCACAATTCCAAGGGGCATTAAATACTGCTTTGGCAGAAAGAGGTTTGCCACCAGAAACTATACAAGGATCGGGGAGCGGAACCGCTACCTTTACTAAGAGCACATCAACAACAACAGCGACACTTAAAGTATTTGCCCCAATGTCTGGTACTCAGTGGACAGTAACATTATCATGTCCAGTATAAATTAAAATATTATGGCAGTAGGAACATATTTTTTAGACACAGCAACATTTGCTAACGCTATCACTGTTTATACAGATCAGCAGCTAACTCAAATTGCCCCCGATGGTTTTTATTCTGATGACATAATAGCAAGACAACAAGTAAGTGGGAAACTTCAAGCTGCAGAAACCTGCAACTGTGCTGCTACACCCACACCCACGGCTACACCTACTCCAACAATTACAGCGACACCTGTGCCTACCCCTACCGCTACGCCATTCCCTTCACCAACACCAGGGCCAACGTCAGCGCCTACTGCAACCCCTACGCCTACGCCTACGCCTACGCCTACGCCAACACCTACGATTGCAGGATATTATTACAGATTAGAGCCGTGTCCTCCATGTAATACAACTGAAATAAGATATTTATTCTCTACGTCTGCTTTGACTGACAATCAGAGGTATATTGAACCGCAGACCGGATGCTTCTACAAGTATGTTGAAAGTTCTTCTTATCCTCCTTTAGTTTCTGTTGATCAAAGTTTAATTATAAATATATCGGAAGATCCTGGTCAAACTGGATGCCCAACAGTTCCTGTCGGTCCTCCAACTGTTAATTATATATTGACTAGATGTGATACAAATGAGTCCTTTATTTTCTCCACCACCACAGTATATAGCGGTTCTACTAGACTAACAGATGGTAGTATCTTCTATACCGTAGCGGGAGAAACTGGAAACGCTTCTTTATTCCCATCTGTCAGCGGCCTTTTCTGTGTTGACAATGATAATAGAAGCCCGTCTGATCCTAACTTTAGTGGATGTGCTAGCAATTGTCCTGATAATCAGTCCTACTTTGTATTAAATAGATGTATAGGCGGTGGAGGCAATGAAATCAGCGCTCAAACTGCTTTATTTTGGCAACAACGAGGTTATAATACTGGAGATGTAATATATGCTCCTTCTAATCAAAGATGTTACACTTTAGGACCTGAAAGAACTGGAACTGCTGGTGCAAACGCAGTAATATTAAGCGGTTCATATAAGGTAGATAGCTGCTCTCAATGTACTAATACAGTTTCAGATGGTGTGGACGATTCATTCAATTTAAGAGATAGAGATTTAGTTTATGCAGGAAATGCTGGAAGGGATGGTTCATTCAGTTAATAGTTTACGCCTTAAAATTAATTACATAATATTTTAATTAAATTAAATGAAATCTAATGAAATCTATATTTGTACAAATAGCAAGTTATCGAGATCCACAACTTATACCCACGATAGATGATTTATTATTAAAAGCTGACCATCCAGAAAATTTAACAATCTGTATTGCTCATCAACATCATGCAGATGATAAGTGGGATAAACTACATAAATATGCAGACGATGGTCGTTTTATTATTATAGATATACCTCACAATGAATCTTTAGGGGCTTGTTGGGCTCGAAATCAAATACAACAGCATTATAATGGACAAACATATACTTTACAAATAGATTCTCATCATAGATTTATTAAGGGATGGGACACAGCTAGCATTAAAATGCTAAAGTCTTTACAAAAAAAAGGTCATAATAAACCACTAATCACTAGTTATATACCGTCTTTCAATCCAGAAAATGATCCAGCAGAGCGTCACAAACAACCTTGGGGGATGGAATTTGATAAATTTACACCGGAGGGTATAGTATTTTTCAAACCTTATTATATTCAAAACAAAATAGAAGAGCCAATTCCTGCAAGATTTTACTCCGCACATTTTGCTTTTACATTAGGAGTATTTTGTGAAGAAGTACCACATGATCCTTTATTGTATTTTCATGGGGAAGAAATAACAATAGCTGTAAGAGCTTATACGCATGGCTATGATTTGTTTCATCCTAATATAATTATTGCTTGGCATGAGTACACAAGAAATGGTAGGACAAAGCATTGGGATGATGATAAAACTTGGGGCGATAAAAACAACAGAGCCCACGACAGGACTAGGACACTATTAGGTGTTGATGGCAATGTGTGCAGTCCATGCAATGCAAAAAGTTTTGATGGTTTTAATGTAGGTAATGCAAGAAGTATTTTTGATTATGAAATTTACGCTGGCCTTAGATTTAAGGATAGATCGATAACAGACCACTGCATTAAAAACCTAACCCCACCTGGATTAGAAAGCCACAAATACTTGCCTAAATTCAAATATACTATAGAATTTAATGCATCTAAATTTAAACAAAAAGATTATTCTTTTGCTGCCTTTATACTTAAAAACGACAAAAAAGAAGAAGTTTATCGAAAAGACTATGAAAATTTTACTTATCTTTTAAACAAGCCTGTTATAACTGTTGATTTAAACATCAGTAAACCGTCATCTTGGATGTTATGGGCGTATAGCAAAAAGAAAGGGTGGAGCGAAACTCTAGAGGGTTTAATATAAAAATCACTAATAAATAAATTCGTAATTTTGTTTTATGTCTACTTTTAAGGTTTGTAGTGATGAAGTTTATGAGTTTCAAAACACAGGTGAAACTTATGAAGGCGGTACAGGTAAATATATAATTGGCTCTAGGCAGTCAGTTAATGTCCCATCGGACCTTACCTTTACTGCAAATAATAGACCCAATATTACCGCCCAATATGAAAGTGGTTCATTAACTCCAGGAGGAAACAATGCATTTATTAGCGCTCAAGGTGTTATTCTTGACGCTAATGGAGGAGAAGTAGTTAGATTTTATCCTGATATTAGAGCGGCTGAAGCTTTTAGCACTGACCCTAATGTTACAGTGTTTGCACCTGTAGTTGGAGACACTTTAGCTGCAGGAAGTTACGAAATTTTAGTATTTGAAATTGTTCCCCAAGCTGGAGCAGCATCAGGTTTTGGTCAAATATGTTTAGAGGGTGAAGTTCAAGCTACACCTACACCAACACCTACTTTTAACCCTACCGCCACACCTACTTCAACTCCCGCTCCAACCCCAACGCCTACACCCCATCCTACTCCTACGCCAGTTCCAACAGTTATACCTGAAAATCCTGTCCCACGCCCTATTGTGCCTTTGGGACCACAATATACCTTAACGTATAGTGAAAAGGCAAAAGGATGGCCGTCTTTCTATTCATACAACCCTGATTATATGGTTGGAATGAACAGCTTTTTTTACACATTTAACGGAGGTAATTTATACAGACATAACACCAATCAACTCAGAAACAACTTTTACGGTAGACAATATAATTCCACAGTAACTAGTGTCATTAATGAGTTGCCGATTGTTACAAAGCTATTTAAGACTATTAACCTTCAATCTGATGAACCGTGGACTGTGACTTTAAACACTGATATACAAGGCGGTGGATTTATAAGTAATGAATGGTTTCAGCTTAAAGAGGGATCCTGGTACGCTGACATTAAAAATACTACTCAGTCACCAACGTTAATATCAAACTTTGCATCTAGAGCTATAAACGGTATAGGTAGATCAAGTGCATTTAGCGGCTTGGCTTCTGCTAGGCAATTTGATTTTTTATCAAGCCCAACGATTAATATTGGCTCCATACTTAGTGTTGGTGATTTCTTGTATTTTAACGACGAATTTACTAATACGCCTGAACTAGCAGGGAAAGTCACACAAATTAATATTGATTTAAAATCTAATATTAATAACATAGTAGTTGATGCGAGTATAAATGGAGCTAAAGATCCAACAGTAGGTGATCCATATGTTATAGGTGTAAAAAACAATACAGCAGAATCGTATGGGCTACTAGGACATTTTTGTAGGTTCCAAATAGAAAACAAAGGGCCATCACCCACAGAGCTCTTTGCTGTACAAGCTGAGATCATGAAAAGCTATCCATAAAAAATAGTATCTTTGTTAGTGTATGGAGTTTGATATACGAAAACTAAATTCCACTGACTATGACGAAGTATTAGTTGGTTGGTGGAAGGACTGGGGATGGGAGCCTCCAGCCAAAGACTTTCTGCCAGATGACGGCGAAGGAGGGTTTTTAGTGTTAGACGAAGACATTCCTGTATGTGCAGGATTTATATATGTAACAAATTCAAAAGTAGCTTGGGTGGATTGGATTATATCAAATAAAAATTACGACAGCAAGAAGAAAAAGCATAGCGCTGTAATCCTATTAGTTGACACTTTAACTAATCTGGCTAAGAACTCAGGAAAAAAATATTCATATGCTCTTATAAAACATAAGGGTTTGATGGGAACATATGAGAAGCTTGGATATATTAAAGCAGACAATTACACACAAGAAATGATTAAAGTATTATAATATGGCGGGATTTACAACAATAGCAGCAGGTATTGGATTAGCAACGTCCGCGGCATCAACGGCGGGGAGTTTTGTCCAGGCTGCAAAGCAAAGAGAAAGGCAGAAGCAAGCTGAAATAGATGCTCAAGAAGCAATGGACGCGGCCAAAGCTAAATTGGAAGTTAATTACATGGAGGGAAGATCAATCCAAAAAGAGGCGTACGAGCGAGCTAGAGAAGCTGGCATAACAGGTGCAGCTCAGATTGTTCAAGCAGCTAGGGAGGGTGAGCAAAGAGGAGCATCCGTTGGAGCAGGTAGAGCAGCAGTGTTTAATGAAGCAGCTCAAGCACAAGCAAGAACTGATATGGCTCAAGATCTTCAGAACCTTGAAACTGCAGCACTAAAAGAGGAGTCTAGACTCCGCGATGCTAGGGCCAATTTAGATTTAGCTGAAGTTGTAGGACAACAGCAGATTGCCGCTGACGCCAGAGCAGCCGAGCAAGCCGCTAATATGGCAGCCGTCGGCGGATTAGTAAATCTAGGTACACAGGCAATGAAGCTTCCTTCATTGTATGGTAGTGCCCAGTCACAAGTTGCACAAGGAACACCTTTGCCTGGCGGTACTTTGCCAGATGTGGATACATCTATTCAAGGCATGGTCAATACTGTACAGCCTCAGAATAATAGAAGTTTTGGTGATCCGTTTCCTAGTATATTTGATAGGAATTTTCAAACACCACAAATAGCGTTTCCTGGATCAATAGACATACCAAGTATTTCAGCGGGTGGACAATTTTCAAATTTTCAATAAATGGCACTAGGATACGGGTACGTTAGGGATGCAAAGCCAATGCAAATAAATTGGCAAGAGGTTGGTAAGCAAATGACCGACAGCATCCAAGCTGAAATAACAGATCGTCAAAACAGAAAAGACGATATTGATAAACAACTAACACAATATAACAAAGACCTCTTAAATCAACCACAGGGGACAAATGCGGAGGTTAATCGATTTATGGGGGATTTTTCTGCAGACGCAGGAGAAGCCATGAGAAACGCGGAGAGGCTGCTTAAAAGCGGTAACATGTCAGAGAGAGACTTTTATAAGTTTAGAGCCAATGCCACTCAAGGGACGAACCTTATGTTTGAAGCTGGAAAAAAATTCAACGAAGGGTATGACGAGTCAATGCGTAGGTTTGCGGATGGTGAAAGTCAGTCCAAAGAAAACTGGATGCGTCAACAGACTGAAGGGTTCCTAGCTTTTGCTAATAACGGAGCTTACATAAACCCATTGACGGGCGAGGTAAACGTTGCACGCAGGTACAAAGATGAGAACGGAGAGTGGCAAATATCAACTAAACCAGGGGAGTTTGCCAACGCCTCCGAGCTTGTTCAGCAAGCCTCAGCGAAGTATAATAAATATGATCTGGATGGTTCTATTAATAAAGCTATAAAGGGATTAGGCGCAACTCTAATAAAAGAAAGCAGCGGATTAACTACTAAGCAGTTTTTTCAAGCTATACAAGATGGAACTCTAGGGGAGAAGGAGCAAAGACTTTTGGACCAAGCTAAATTAAATATGGTTGCGTCTTTCACTGCCAACCCAGACCATGTGTCTAGTATCCTTACTGAGAACATGGGATTTGCACCTAATGGTGAAGCCTATACTTTTACATATGATGAGAATAAGGCAAAAATAAATGAGAACCTTATTCTTGTAAACCCCGACGGTACAAACAACTTTACAACTGCTAACGGAAAAAAACAACTGCAAGCTGCAAAAGACTTTGCATCTGCACAGTTTGAAGCTGGGCTAGGAGGAACAAGAGAAGAGGCTCAAGATTTAACTGCTGTACAAAAAGAAGAATTAAAACTTAAAAAACAAAGATTAGCACTAGACTTTGACAAGCTAAACTTAGAAAAAGATAAATTTAAGAAACCAGATCGAGACAAGGCGACAGACTTAAAAACAAAAGCTCAAGTTATAAGCACCCTGTACTCTGGAACAACTGCCGATATTAACGCGGCTGTAGATTACTACAGAGACTACGGGGGGAACACTAATGTTCTTGAGGTTAAAAGAAATGATGCCGGAATTGTTGTTACATTTGAAGACGAAAATGGAAATGTTCAAGCAAGGCCCGTGAGTTTCTTTACGGCTGATGCCACTTCAGAAACCAATGTCCCCAACCCTGACTTTGATCCAAGCCAACCCGAAAGTGAAACAAATCCAAAGCTTGTCAAAGGTAGACAATTGACTGAGGCCCAGTTTATAAATGCAGCTTCACAGCTATTAATAGGTGAAGACGTGTCAACTGAATTAAAAAGGAGAGGTGATGACGGTGAATTATTATATAACCGAGCCCTGACATCGGTCGACAGTCCGATTACTGCCACCACAACGATTGAAGAGGGTGAAACATTAGCTGAATCCGACACGTATAATGTTTCAGCTGATGAGTATTTTGATAAAGTTATTAAAACGGTTACGGCTGAGTTTTCTGATGCTGGTGAACAAGATTTGGGTGGCTATGATCAAGACTTAGCGGCAGCATTAAATAAAGATTTTAAAGATATAGGTTTAATTGCTTTAGATACTGGTGGTCTGAATAATGAAGTAAATGTAAGAATCCCTGGGGTTACGAAGACAATTACAATAGATGCTAATAATTTTACTACTTCAGGAGACTTAGCTGAAATACAAAAGCTTAGAGAATTTATAACTAACGCCCTTAAAAGAAGACCTGACTTGATAGAAAAGCTTAAATTAAAAGCTGACGTAAAAAAGCGAGGCGGGCTGGGATCAAAATACAATAAAGGAGGATAATGAACGAACAAGCTTTAAAAGACGCTTATAATTTATTTCGTGCCGAGGGGTATGAGGGATCTATTGAAGAGTTTATTAGTTTAATGCAAAGTAATTCGGAAGCAGTAAATGATGCTTTTACTATTTTTCAAGATGAGGGATATGAAGATAGTATTGACGACTTTCAAATCTTAATAGGCGTAAAAAAAAAAGACCCGATCGCTATGGCTTCCGTATCGGAGGATGGTTCTTCGGTTTTACCAGAGTCTCCAGAGCAGCCCACTGAAAAAGATTACTTTGAAGGAACCTTTGGCGACATACTTCGAGGGTTTGATAACGTTACACAGACAGGATTAGGTGATTTTGTAGATGACATGGCGCGTAGTGTAGCGTCGGGTTATTATCAGGGCGTTGCTTCAGAAAACGCATCCGACCTTCTCCTTGCAGGGTCAATGGCTTCGGAAGAAGATATAGCTAGTTTTATAGAGGCAAATAAAAACACACAGATATACGGCCCATCAGCTGAGATGCAGGAGTATCAAAAGGCTTACGAAGATGAAGGTAAAAGCTTTTGGGGTGTTGTAAAAGGCTTAAGTAAAAGTGGTCTAACTATATTGCCAGAGTTAATTGTAAGTTCACTTACATCTATGGCAACAAACACGGACTCTCTTTTAGCCGGTGCAGCTACTATAGGTACCGGAGCAGCAGTCGGAGGAGGTCTTCCAGGCGCAGCTGCTGCCATACCTTTTGCTTTTGGAGCGGCAAGCTCCGCTTTAGAGATGGGCGCTACATTCTCGGAATTATTACAAGAAGAACTTGAAGGTAAAGATTTAACTTCTGAAAACGTCAGAGCTGTTTTAGAAGATCCGGAAGCCTTTAATAATATAAGAAACAAGGCGATTACTAGAGGTATTGCTATTGGAACAATAGATGCGTTTACGGGTAAACTGGCGGGAGGCGTAGGCGCAAAACTTTTAACTAAAGGTGGTAAGAGTCTTTCTGCCGCAAGTAAATTAGACAAGATTAAATCCGTTGGCGCGGCTGGGTTAATAGAGGGGGCTGGCGGGTCAATTGGAGAAGCCACTGCTAGAGGGCTGATTGGTCAGGAGATGGACATATCTGAGATTGCTTTAGAGGGATTGGCTGAAACCCCAGGCGGGATAAAAGACATAGTCTCGGCTAGATTCAGCAAACCTAAATATAAGATAAACGGTCAGAGAGTAGACGTAGAAGAGATTGATAATGTAATTAATAATTTTACTTTAGAGCAAATACAAGCTACTAAGATAGATATTGACAATGATTACTCCGGAAAATCTAAGGAGTTAAACGATAGGGTGATAAGGTTGTCTGTGGAGCGTGAACTTTTACAAGCTAACCCAGATTTAAACAAGCCTACACTCGAAGCATTGACTGATCTTCAGTTAGAATTAAACGAGCTAGAAGGAAACAAAACAGAGCCAGCCAAAGAAAAAGCTTCTTTACTAAGGCAACAAATGAAAGACTTGCAAGCCACTCCCTTACAAGAAGAGGTAGAGGTAGAAGCGGGACGTGCGAGATTTAGCATGCAAGATGACGTAGAGGTAGATGCTATAATTCAGTCAACGGAAGAAGATGTAGATGCGATAGCTGAAGAGATGAACGCAATGGATCCTGAAGAAGTAAACTTTACTACTCCAGAAGGAGAGACTACCGTTACCGTCAACCCTTTAAAAGAAAGCACGACGCCTGAAACAATAACAGAAGAGGAACTTACAGAGCTTGGATATGAAACCACCGATGATCTAGTTAAGCCTATATCTTATTTCGATGGTATTCCTATGATCACAGCTATATCAGATATGCTTTCCACGGGCACAGTTAAAGACTCGAAAGGGAATGATATGAAGGTTAGCGGAGGATTACTGTTTAATGTTAAGGGAGACAATAAAAATGCTGCATGGGCAGGGGTTGCAAGAGACAAGTCACAAGGGCAGTATGATAACGCTGTTAGGACCTACCAAAATAACAAAGAACTATTTGATAGGCTATGGAAAGAGGGTAAGATACCAGATGGACATATACCTATGGCTATTATAAAAATGGGCAATGAAGCCGTTCATTCAAATGAAGCTTCATTTAGATTTTTCTCTGCTGAAATAAACTCTCAGTCAAAAGAAAATCAAACCGAGGCAATGAACGATGTTAAATCGCTGTTTGAAAACAAACCAGATAAACAACGTACTGAAGCTGATGCTGTTCTTGCATTTATAAATAGAAATAATATAACAACATTAGGTCAATTTTTTGATGCTATAGTTAGTGATGCTAACCAGAGGTCTAAAAAAAATAAAAATACATTATCTCTAAAAGAAAGAGCGTTTATTTTTGACAATTTAATTTCTGGTGAGGGGGTTAAAAAGGCAAACAAGCCTTTTATTAAATCATTATACAAAGGAGGTGAAGTTAATCAAACTATGTTTACGGCAGATAATCTCTACAATTCTATCGGGGAGCCTTCTATGCTTAAGGCTAATAAAGGAGATGTTGTTGCTGTAGTTGGTGTTGATGTAAAAAATGGAGGGGTTATAGATATTAATCATGAAAACTATGGGACGGGACCTAAGGGTAGACCCATTGCTTTAATAGAAAATCCTACAAACGGGATGGAGGTTTTCCCTACATGGAAAGCCAAGTCTAACAGAGTCTTTAAAAAGAATATTCGCGGTAAAAGGCCTGGAGATAAGGAAGTGGCAGCTCAGACCATGGGGACTGTTGCTAATGATGAAGCTTTTCAAGGAGATGTTGTCACTACCGAAATGAGTCCTCTCGATATTCTTATAGGAAAATTAAAGTTTGCTTTTCCTGGCGTTAGCGTAACTACAACTATAGAAGAGTTTAATAATATATTGTCACAGCCAGGAGTCCGTACCAAAGAGTCAAAGGGCAGAGTAATACTAGGACTAACAACTGACGGTAAAATTTATTTAAACCCGGAAGTACAATCTTTAGGCACCCCTATACATGAGTTTGGTCATATATGGTTAGATTTTTTAAGATCAAAAGATAGTGGAAGGAAAGGAGATAAGCTTCTTGCGAGAGGGTTAAAGCTTGTTGAAGGAACGCCAGAACTTACAAAAGCTATACAAAAATATGGTGACACAAAACTTGCAAGGGAAGAAGCTCTAGTAGAATTATTAGCTACGAAAGGGGAGACCATAGCAAATGCTAGTCAAAGATCTAAGTTTAAGGAGTGGATGAACGCTATGTTTAAATACATAAAAGAAAAGTTTACCACAACGAAAGATTTAAAAATAAAAGATATTAATAAAATGACCTTAGATGATTTTATTAATACTGGTCTAGCAGATTTATTTAAAGGAACGGCTGTCTCTGCATCTTTTGACGCTCAAGCAGAATCAAAAGGGGCTGCTGTTAGGATGAGAAAAGGAGAAAAATCTCAGGAGCAAAGAGTAAGAGAGGGCCTTAAAAGAACTGACAATAAAGGAAAAGAAATCCCAAGGAAAACGCCAACGGTTAGTTCCGTTATTAAAACCTTTGAACGTTTATTTACAAACATAAAAGATCCCTCTAAGATTACCCTGACCCAAAGACAGGCAATAGCAACACAAATAAAACTTTTGAATCGAGGAGCTAGAACCGCTAAAGCCTCGTTTATTAAAGCTCAAAAGGTGTTGACTTCTCAAATAAAGGACATGAGACGTGGGGGCAAAATATCTGACTCTCAACTTACCGCCGTTCTTAATAGATTTTCTAAGGTTAATATGTTTAATCCTACCTCTATAGACCGATTTGTGGACTATATGGCTAAAGTATTTGCTGATGCCGAGTATGCAGCAAAAATAAACTTTGCGAGTAAAGCCCGTAGGAATAAAGCAAAAAAAGCGGCGCAGTCTAAAATTGGTATGGCTGATTCAATAGTGCCTCAGTTGTTGGAGTTGTTTAGTGTTAATCCAACCTTAATACCCGATAGTGTATTAGATCAGTATATATCTTTAGTTGATTCGTTTAGCAAAGCCGAAGCGGTATTGTCTCTTCCCTCAATATCCGAGGTAAAAAGACAGGTTGAAAAGGTATTGAAGCAGTTAGATGAGGAGCAGTCAATGGCAATTGATCTTGCTGACAGATTTGCAAATACAGATAGCAAGGTCTTTGACTCAGACAACAAGTTAGATTATGCAGCTACCCTTAAAAAAATGCTTGATAACGGTGAAATAAACGAGCGGGAGCTTGAGGTAATGCGTAAATATAAGTCACAGATTTCCCCGCCCCAACTTAAAGAACCAAAAACTGAGGCTGAATTAGAAGCTGAAAGAGAATTACTTTTGGAGGGTATAGACGAATCAACTGATTTTTCTGTGTCTGAATTGGCTTTACCATACGCTAGAGATTTAGCCAAACAGTTTAAAAAACTAATACAAACAGAGGCAATTAATAAATTTGATAATGTTGAATTAAAGAATGTATTAAAACTAATAGACAATATTAATAATGGCTATGCGCCTCATCTTATACAGAGATATAACGAAAAATTAGAATCAATCAACAAAGCCTCCGGCTTGGCCACTTCGATTAATACTGCTAAACCGCTAACTTTTAGTGCAATGTATGCTAGGGTTAAGGCCTTAATAACAGGGAAAGACAGCATTCAAGAATTGGTACGACGTAATCCTTTATTTTATATTGACCAAGTTTTTGGAGATTTTAAAACCAAGAATATATTTAACGCTGTTTTTGGAGAGGCTTCAAAAGCTGTAACTAAATTTAGAGCGGAGTTTGACGTTATACAAGAAAAGATAAATGAGGCTGAAGCTAATGTACGTAAATCTTTAGGTAGTGATCCTAACAAGTTTACCAAGTCGAAGTATAAACAAATGGCTTATATGATACAAGAAGAGTATCTGAGTAACCCTGATAGCAAACAAGTTAATCCAGTTACTGAATTTTTAAAAGCCACTATAGAAAGAATTAACGAACAAAAAACACGATATACAAAAGCCGATTCTGATATGCTTCAGGATATACTTGATACGTATACTAATGACCAAGGCGAGTTTGATAATCAAGCGTTATTTGATTCTTTTAATAAGGCTGAAAAACAATCTATTCAAACCGTAAGAGACATAAATGATAGTCTAGGTGAAAAGGCTGAGGTTGCCGCCACACTAATCAGAGGAGAAAAATATGATCCTCTAGACAATTATGTACACCTTAACGTACTGCCTCCTGGTAATAAAAATTCCTTGGAGTCGTCTCAGCTTACTGTTATTGAGGCCTATAATACTAGCAGAAAACCATCCACCAAAGCAAAGACCTTGATTGAAAGGACTGGAGATGTGTCGCCTCTGAACTTTGACATTTACGCTTCAGCACTAAGAGGTAGCAAAAACACATTAATTGATTTCCATTTAACATCTCCATTAAGGACAGCAAGGGGAACGCTAAACCAAACAAAAAAACTTTTAAAAGAACAAGGCAAATACACATTTGATAACGTCAGGGTCTTCAATGCAATAGAAAGCGCCTTTGAAGAGTCAACAGAGAATTTATTGGTTAACATGTTTGGCGAATCATCAGTTGCCGATGCTGCTTTAAATTATTTACAAAAAACGGGATACCGATCTATATTGGCGGGAACTGGCAGATTTATTGCTGAATACGTATCCAATGTTAGCTTTGCAATGATTGTAGATCCAAAAGGATTTATAGCCGGATCAAAGATGGGATGGTTGAATTCTCCTAAAGGGGCACAAGTTTTAAATAACTTAAACAGTAAACAGACAACCCGAATATATGCTGATGGCCTGACAGGAAGATTTATAGACAAGTCTATACTTGATCAAGCGGCGGGTGTACGAGGCGGTGCTGCTGTTGCGCCCGTACAGAACGAAATCCTCAAAATGTGGAATAAGACAGGTCAGCGCTGGAAGAAGGGCGTTGAGGCTGCTGCAGATTTTTTAATTTCTACACCTGATAAAGCCGTAATGAGACCAATGTGGTTTGGAGCTTTTGAGAATGAATTTAAAAGAATTACCGGTAAGTCCCCTGACTTTGACAAAATCGCAGATAATGATTCAACTTATATACAGGCTAATCAATCCGCTTTAGATGAAGCTACAAATTTAGCAGATAAAAAATCAGTAATGGCGGGCGCTACAGACAATGCTTTTATGGGTATGTTAAAGGGTACGGCTAAACCAAATCAAAGCGCATTGCTTAGAGCGTTTAATTCATTTAACAACTTTATGACTCGGTTCCTTATATTTGAATATATAACGGCACGTACAGGTGTTGCCAATCTAATAGGCAAAGGTGAGCTCAGCAAAAAACAAGGCGGTAGATTGATCGGCGCAGTTATAAGCCGAATGATGTTGTATACCATACTAGGGCAGCTTTTAGCTGAGGGAATGACATCTATAATAAACGATGATGACGACGATGAATTGCCAGGTGAGGGAATGAAGTCTCCAGAAAAAATGTTGGGTCAAGCCTTTGCTTCTACCTTCACCTCCCTTCTTTTAGGTAGGGATTTTGGAAATGCAACTAAATCAATTATTAATATAGGTGTTGAAGAGTTTAATGAAGCTCAACTTGATTTCTTAAGGGATGGTGAGTATGATGCTTTTAAAGACGCTTTACAGTATACACCTCTTCCTAAAACTGCGTCTGGCAGGGGTAATGACATAGGAGATTTGATAAAAAGAGTGGGCGCTGCATACGGACCCGCTCTTGGAGCAGGGTCGTTATTAATAAAAAAGTTAACAGAAGACAAAAAGAAAACACCTGAAGCGATTGAACGTCAAGACATGGAGAGGTTTATAAGGTTGCCCCTGGAACTCCTTGGTAACCTAGGATTTATACCTCTTTACAAAGACGTGCGAAAGATTACATTAGATCGTATTTATGGAGATCTTTCTAGAGCCAAGAGAGAGCTTAAGGACAAACAGAAAGCCAAAAAAGAAATGTTGCAAGGCTACGACAGTGAGTCGGACATGAAGAGGTACGACAGAGAGTTGTGGAATGTAACCTTTGGTCCTAACTCTCCAGGCTATGATGAAAGACAGGCACTTAAAGAAATTGAAAGAGCGCAACGACAAATAAAACAACAACAAAAGGATGAGATGTATAATTATACACCTCCACAGAAAAGAAAAAGGGTAAAACAAAAATCACGTTTTAATAAGAAAAAGCCATCTAGATTTAATAAGAAAAAATCATCTCGATTTAATAATTAATATGCCATTCAAAAGTCAAGCGCAACGAGCGTACATGTACAAGAACCTGCCGGAGATAGCTGCGCGGTGGGAGGAGGAGACAGTGTCTGGGTCTCTACCAAAAAGAATACATCCAAAAAAGAAAAGGCCATCGTTAATTTCACAAAGGAGACGTCGACGCTTGCCTAAAAGATAAGCAAGAACAGCAGGTACATCACTATAAGGGTGATGCAGATAGCACCTACAAAATCATAATTAGGGTCAAACTTCATCGGTCACTGACTCGCCAACATTACGAAGCTTTTTTGTTAAATTATTTACCTCACCTCTAAGCGTGGTATACTCTTTATCCATCAAGTGTTCGTATATATTATTAAGTGAAGAGTGAAGTTCGCCCATTACAAAATTTATATTTTGTATTCTTTTGTTTTCTATTGGAGTCAAACCATTCATGCTCACTAAATTATAAAAAATATATTTATCCTCTGTATATTTCACATATAAATCCTAGATCCTCTAGTTCCTTGAGCCTATACTCTTGAAGTTTTGACACCCTACCCTTTTTTGTTTTGCACTCCACAAATAAGGCAGGCCTACCCACATGCAGTGCTACTAGATCAGGTATTCCATTCTTGTTGGTCTTAATTAGCTTTAGGACGTAGTACCCTTGAGCTTCTAGTTGCTGAATCTTTTTGGCTTGTATCTGCTGTTCTGTCATGACATTTTACAAAAATTTATCATAGTATTCTCTCCAGTCACAAGTAATTAGGTTGTACTTAGTCTTATCCGAGTGATATGTTATATCCAAAATCTTCTCTTCACTACCTATGTATCCACTATTTAAACATTGGTTTACAGTTCGATTAAATTGAACGTGCAGATCATCAATGCAATCAGGTGGGCAGAAGATGCTCCCCCCCTGTATATATCTTATCTGAGACAAAGCATGGTACTCACTATCAGTTATACTAAAATCAGGTTGATGAGAAAAAAAGGTAACCTTATTTGTTGACGCCAACAAATTTAGCTTTTCAAGGTTGGGCCATGACTTACTTTTATAATTTTGAAGATCATCTCTAAGGCCACCAGCGTCAGCCCAAATATAAAAGTCACCAGGGAAATATTTATTATCTTTTGCATCTTTAATAAATCCAAGTTTATTAAATATAATAGTATTGTACAAAGGCTTGGTCATCTCAGGGACTTGATGAACAATTTTCTTCTTAAAGTCTTCAGAGTACATTAGCATTTCAAGCCTCTTATTATACATTTTAAAACTCGGTATGTTCTTCAAACTACACTTGATTATTTTAGTGCTAATCATAGTTGGATCAAACTCTTTACGAATTGCTATAATTTTGTCATACAATAGTTCATCAGTGTATATAACAAACTCGGCATCTAATGACAATGTATTTTTCATCCACCATAGGTAGGTGTGATAGGATACGGTATATGTATCCCAAACATCCCTGCCTATATTAAATAACGAGGTAACTATAATTGGTCTTGATATCATAAGCTAAGTAAGTCTTTTTTAAAGTGATTGAGGGTATAATCTTTCTTGCCGATTACAGCTTTATATATCTGATCCTCAATCCCACCCTTGGAGAATATCCAGTACACATTATTATTAATTCTATCTTTGGTAGTCATGCGATCACGTGACTGCCAATAGCTTGTTGCACTAAAATCAATATTGTAGTATACCAAACAGTCAGCTTGTTTCAGACTTATACCTTCCCTGCCGCTTACAATCTGCAGGGCTATACTTTTATTGCCATTTACAAAGTCATCCAGTTCTGTGGTAATGCTATCCTGGAATACCTTCTTCAATGCTAGGAGCTCTTGCTTAAACTTATAAAATATTCCAATCTTTTTATTTTTAAAAATTTTATGGATAAACTTAGCCTTACTTAGGTCTAGTATCTGTGATGATCCACTCTCAAACTTTACAGTACCTGAGTATATCTGGTGTAGTTTCATCATTAGTTTTACAGGGGTATCAGCCAAGATCACCTCATCTTTTCCTTGGACCACAAGGTCATTCTTGAGTTTATTAGCAAGGTTATAAGTAAACGGAGTCATCTTAACGTGCATTACTTTTTCATTTGTCCGAACTTTGAACCCAGCTTCCTTCTGACTATAAGACAAAAAGAAAGGTTGCATGGCATCCATAATACTTTCCTGACCCTTGGAGTAGTCGCGGATACTAAGGCCGTTAATAATTCTCTGAGTTACATTTACGTGTGTATCGCTAAACCTATAAAAGTTCTTGTACTCCCTAAATGGGTTCCCAGGTATGGCATACACTTGATGATACATCTGACTATATGATTCTGGAGTAGGAGTACCAGACAATAATATAACCATCGGGTCGTTCTTTTGTAGAATAAATTTTACATCTTTCGCACGCTTACTAGGCTTAGGGAAAGCTCCTATGCCATGAGCTTCATCTAGTATTACAAGATCATAAATTTTAGGTTCTATTTTATGAAGACTCTCGTAGTTTATAATTTCAATTTTAAAACTAGGATTTAACAAATTGTAGTCAGATACAATAGAACTTATAGCTTTTTTTTTAGTTATAAATAGTACGCTTTTAACTTGCATACCCTGAGCTATTCCCATGCTAGTGAGGGTCTTTCCTGTTCTAACCTCCATAGCTAAATATACAAACCCATACTCTCCAACAACATCTATACCTTTAGATATAATATCCTTTTGGTAGTTTCTAAATTTCATATAAGTTTTTGTTGAATCTGAGTTTCGCTACTTGGACGAATTCTTATCCATTTACCATCATTACTTCTACCTATTTCGGCTTCTATTCCTTGGGTATATTTAGAATATGAAATCATCCAGTTTTTAAACTTAAAATGAGATACAGAAAATTTTGAGCCTCTAGCATAATCAGGGTATGCGTTAACAAAATCATAGTATATATCATTAAGCCTTATTCTAGTGTTTACTTGTAACATAGGATTAGATTGACTAGTGTCTGTAAGTCCACACCACTCACAAAAATCTCCGTTGGTTTCCATGATAAATCTTTTCATTTCCCCATTTACAGATTCACTTACAATTAATCCCTCCTTTAAGTATAATTGGAGATTGCTTATCATATAATTGTCAAACTTACACCAATCATTTTCATCCCACTCCTCACCAAATATAAACCTACCAAAATCATCCATAGGCGTATACTTATCGTTATAATGGGATGCTAATTCTAGCTCCCACCTACGCCTGGCGAATGATGTACCTGCGCCCTTTATGGTGTAGTTGGTTGTTATTACAACTTTAGGAGATTTTGAAAAAGGAATTTTAATAGCATCCTTGTTCTTTTTCTCAAGGGTTAGTCCTTCGGTGACAACACTAAACAGTCTTTCAAAATCAAAGTATTTTTTTACATCATCAAAAACAATCACTTGCGTATCGGCTGACACAAGCTGATATGGAAAGGATTGCTCAAAAGCAAAAGATTTACCATCAATCATTACTACTTTTTTCATGTGACCTACGGCTTGTAGCCAAATACCTTTACCAGTTCCACCATTTGCTGTATCTGATATGTGTTCATCGTTTAATATTACAGCAGGGCAGTAAGATATATTTTTGTGAGCATGCATTAAATACCCTAGTGTTGATTCTAGACTTATTATTCTGTCTGTTTTTTTATCAGCAACATTATCCAAAAACAATTTGAAATCATTGTCTAGTTCTTTGCAAGATTTGTATGGTCTGTTTATGACATGATCTTTCCAAACATACCCATCTAATTCAAGATAATCAATGGCCTCAACCTTGTTTTTTGTAATCTTTACTGCACAATTCTGATAATATAGATAAGAAGTATCTAGTGTATCTTCAATAAAATAAATATCAATAGTTCCTAGTAACGAAAGAAAGTCCTCTTTAAATAACCTAGTTTGATCAGCAAAGTAGTTATATATAGCCATGTCCTCCAAATCAAGTAAATGATTAAGAATAAAATCTTTAATATCTTTTTCTGTTGTATGATCAATAAGATTGTTAGTAACTTTAACAAATACATAATTTTTTTGCCCTTCTGGACAAAATTTAAAAAACCCATTGGATTCTAAAAACCTTTTAAATATTAAAGGAATAGATTTTACAACACCTTTTTTGCTTAACGTCCAAAACTTTACAGAATTATTTTCTTCAGCAGTTTGGATCACGGAGTCTATAACCTCATCCGCCAAGCTCGACTCCTCTAAGTCTTGACGTATTACTTTTTTTGACTCACCTCTTCTAAGCCTTTGTTGTATCTCATCTAGCTTATCTTGATCCTCGTAATATTTAGTATTAAAGTTTTTAGTATTTGCATATGCAGATTTTATTGTTTTAGATATTTCTGTTGAATTAAAATCTTTGCTTTGATACTGACTTATAACAAGTGATGCTGTTGTAGAAGATATTCCAAAATCATTAAAGGCCATTGCAAGAATAAAAGCATTTTGATTTCTTTGCCCTTCTGTCATTGGATATTTTTTTTGCCACCATTTAACAAGTATGCTTACTATTTTGTTTTCATCTGTAATAGGTATGGTAGTTATACCATTGTTAGCGTTTACTTCTTTATATTCTATTTCCTCATATTCTTCCCACACAAAAGAGTCTTGGTTTATTTCAATTAGTGGATCATAAGATTCATAACAGACTCGGCTTATATTCTTTGATGTTTTGTCAAAGTATTGTGATTTAAAATGTTTTTCTAAAGCATTAAAATAACCAATGTGGTTTTCAGGTTTGGGTGGTATCTTAACTAAAACTTTTAGCCCTTTACCAGATGGAGATATGAATACAGAATAAACATATTTGTTTTTAGAAAATTTAGTTTTGTCAGATAAGAGTTCTTGCTTTTTTAAATAGCCATCAAAATCTAAACATATTAGTCCACTATGTTCTTGCAGAGAAACGTCTGACCTTTTATTAAACTGACCGCTAAAACAAATTGATGGTAGTTGTTTTTTTAACTCATTTCGTTTTGACTTATCTTGCTCTTTTCTGATCGATATTACTAAATCTTTTGAGGCACCCTCTTTAATTCTTTTTAAAATTATTTCTACTTCTCTAAAAAAAGGAGAGGTAGTTGAGTTAATATTTTTAAATATTGTGACGATATTTGACATGTTGGTGTTGGATTTATGTTGATTATTATTTGTGTATCCTTGCAATAGATTGCATAGTGTTGAAAATGTTGGTTTTGAGTTTCATTACAGATTTAAAAAAAGTAAATATATATATAATAATAAATAAATAAGTAAAGTAAAATAAATTTAACACTTGACACAAAAAAAAAGGAGGAGCATAACTCCCCCTAGTTTAGTTGGGGTTACCTAAAATGGTAAATCAGGGTCTTCAGGCTCTTCTATCTTTGGCTCAGGTGCCTTCTTTGGTACCTTATCTTCTTCTGTTTTGGGATATTGCATTTTAATAGAAAGATACTTGTTCCCTTTTTCACTTGTTGCTACCCAAGCGGCTATTTCAATATCTCTTCCCTCAATATCTTTTCCTTTGCCGGTATAGTCGGGTTGTTTGCCTTGTTTACTGTCGTTTTTAAAAATACTTCCCCTTCCAGGTTGATGTACAAATTCACTCATAGTTTAAAATTTAAGATTATATATTACATTTCTAATGTCTTCTTTTTTGTCTTTACCATAATAATGTTCATAAATCTGTATAGCAGATTCTACCTTTTTTTTGCCCTCTAAAACACTTTCTTCGCTAACTGGACAGACATATATCTCATGGTAACTTTCACCAGTATCGCCATAGACTTTTTTATTTTTATCTATAGCAATAAACGTCATAGGCTTATCAAATAACGTTTGATAGATGTAAGCTTGGGTGTCATAGAAATATTTGTTCTTGCCCAACCAAACAAATTCTTGGTCGTTCTTTGCCGTTGTAGTTTTAAGATCTATAATAATTCCTTGTGAGATAATGTCAGCTTTAGCTTTAAAGGGGTGACCAAAAATCTCCCCAATTATTGGAACCTCATACTCAGCATCCTTGTCTGTTATAAGATCAGCCACTTGTTGTTTAGCACCACCATAATTTTTTATGTTTAATAATTCATCTCTTAACTCTTCCATTAATATAGCCTCGTGTTCGAGTATGGCAGACGTTATACCTTTGTCCTGTAGATATTTTTCATATTTGGCCCCCCTTGTTTTAGTTTCTGTAAAAACTGGAAAACTTACTGCTTTGTTGGGTTCCAAAATAAGCTGATGAAAATACCTTCCCTTGATAAAGTTTTCATTGTCTTCTTGGGCCCTACCAAACTGCTTAAATGTTTTTGGTTGTAAATCTTGGATGTTTGAGTTAGACAGCCATTGCTTACCAAACTCACCGTAGTAGTTTTCATCATCCCTTAGTTTCTTAATAATTTGCTTATTTGATAATTTCTTGCTCATGTGCTTGTTTTTTAATTTGTTTGATTGTTAGATCATCGTATGTTTTTTTTAGCCAAGGAATAATATCCTTTTCTAAATCTTTACCATTATCAACACCTTTTTTGATGGTAATTAAATCGTCAGGTACATTACCAGTTGGAACATTGCTTTTCTTTTTTGGAACTCCTAAGTCTAATTCCTTTTTAGCTACTGGTTTAGTTTCTTCCCCATACGCATCAAGGTCTTTATCACTAACTATACCGAGTTGACATGACAACGCATACCTCCTGAAATAAGTAGTTCCCGAACCAAGAGATTGATATAAGTTTTGGCTCTTCATATCCACTATAGGAATGTCAACAGTATCGGTATCAAACTCACCACTCTCAAAGTGAAAGATAGTTGTGGTTAGACATGGTTGTTGCGTTTCTTTGTTTGTCCCTAATTTTTGTGTGAAACCTAATCCGTACTTTTTCATCAGAGGATTGATTGTGTGGATGATCTTCGGCAGATCAATGTATTTATAGTTGTACCCATCGGTATCCTTTAATAAGACAGGACATTCTTGTTGAAATCCTGCCAATGCTTTGTAATAATTTTTCATAGTTGGTTTAACTTTTGTGTTAGTTTGAAATACTTTTTAAGTAGTCCACTCCTTCTCTCTTTTAAAGCAGACAACGTCTTGTGGTTATTTAATACTTGAGGTATTTTTTTTTCAATAACATCCAAGCGATTTCTATATACCTGGAGAACTAAATTTAAAACACCTTTACGCCACCCTTGGTTGAATAATTCATATTCAGCTGAAGTGAGTTCATCGTAGTATTCTTTACCTCTTGGATTAAAAATTTTAATATTCTCTGTAGCATGGTCACGCATAATTTGTACTCCATGCAACATTTGAGCATCGTATCCTTTGCCATCTAAATTTGTTGTCGCAGGATCATCTTCAGCTTGAATATATATATCCTTCAGGTCAAGCATCTACGTTAGACAATTTTTGTAAGATCACCGAGTAGTCAGGATCATTTGCTATTTGTTTTTCAAGCGTAGATAATGCTTGAGGGATGGTGTTTGAATAACATATATAACCATTCTCTTCCATGTACGTTTCAATAGCTTTGTTGGATAGGCCTCGATCTTTACATAGCTTATACAAAAATTTTCTCGCATCCGAAACATCACTCTTACGATTATTAGCAAAGAGTTGTTCCTTTGTAAACCCAGTATGCTTGAGAATGTTCTCAACAAACTGGTCAAAAATGTACTGCTTCATTTGAATAAAATTTTAAATAAAGGGTTAATGTTAGGGTCAGTGCTGATTGCACGACCTAAAGAGATCAAATCATCAGAGGTAGCGATAGGCTTTTGCTTTCGCTCTCTCTCTGGTTTATTGATAAACTCTTGGGATTGATACTCGTCATCAGCGAACGCATCAATGCTTGGGTTGTTGGTTAAACGCATTTGATTAATATTAAATTAAATTTTCATAAAGATAATATATTTTATTGATATAATTTAAATAAAAGGTTGGAAAGTTTGGAAAGTATGGAAAAAACCAATGTTTTTTTTTCAAACCCTTGTTTTGTCTACGTGTTAAAAACGTGCTTAAAACGTATTTTTTACGTGTTCTGTAATGGGAAAGTAATTTTTTTTACCTTTACCATATGGCAGATACTTTCCTAAAAAATAACTTATCTCTGGTCATTTCTTTTTTGGTTGCAGTCTTTACTGCAGGTGGTATATTCGCTGAGTTTACTGCCATCAAGAATGAACTAACTATGGTGCATGAACGTCTTGACAAAAAGATTATTGTTATAAATAAACTTGAAGATCGTATCCTTCAGATTGAAAAACAACTGGAATACGAACGAGGTTTGTTGGATGCTAAGAAATAATAAAAAAAGGGGAAACTCTAAAGTTTCCCCCAATCATCAACAAACAAACAAAACTATTTTCTTGTAAAAAGATAGCTATCATGCAATGACTTACTTACATTCGATAGTTTGTCTTTTAATTTTTTATTTTCTTCGCGTAAAAAATAATTACTCGCCCGCAGATATCCTATATCGTTTGGGTTGTCTACCGATTCGTCTTTAATTTTAATCATATTTTAGTTGGTTTTTAATTTTAAGTTGTTGTAGTGATAAATAGATGATTTGTCTAACCTTATCGTCGTTAATAATGTAATCTTGTCTTGTCAAAGCCTTCTTGTTTTTCCTGGCCAGTTGTAGCCTTAATTCTCTACATTTTTGGTCGTTCTTTATTAACTGATCCCAAAGTTTATCACGCTCACCAATTCTCAATTTGCGTTGTTTTCGCTTGGTTTTAATATATTGTAAAACTGCTTTCATAGTCTTTATTTACTTCGTTAATAATTATTTCGTACAGATCATACTTTTCAATATAATCCAAATTTAAATAGTTATTAGTTCCGTTTTCTCGTAAGGATATAAATTGTATCCCATTATGATTAACAATTGATTCTACAAATATATCAAGATTTGCACCCGCTCTACGTTTATAAAAAGCGTTAATGATAAAAGCGACATGGATATTTGTGCCATACCCATGTCGTTTACCAAAGTTTTTAATTATTACCATTATTTTATTTGTTCTCTTCATTTTCTTCCCTGATATTCTCATCAGGAGTGTTGTAGTTATGTGCCATCTTAATAAATTACTGGGATTACATCATGATTACCATCTTTGTCTTGGTAGAGCATTGCACCACCATCATTTCCCTCATCATCTGATTGGGGAATAAGTAAACTTCCATCAGTAAAAACAATTACTATTGGTCTTGAATGCCACATAAGAGCCTCCATTTCCTCATCATTTAAGTACCTGATGTGTTTGATCGTTTTACCAACAAGTAACTTCCTTGTTGAGTTTTGCCATTTTACAATTAAATTTTTTGTTTCAAATTCTGACATAATATGTTGATTAAATTATTGAGCATTATTACTCGTGGACAGGGAGGAATCGAACCTCCCAATGCACCATGCTATCCTTCTTGATCTAAATATTCTAATATCTGATCATAAACCTTTGGAAAATCTCTGTGTAAAATTGCCACGATCTCTCCATCTTTGTGTTCTTTATATATTCTCATTTTTTTTAATTTAAATTTAATAATTCGTCCATTTTATTAACTATATCATTTCTAATCCACATTTTTGTGTTTTCAGGTAATTGGTCATAACCATCACAGTCAAAATTATTTTTTGCATATTCATTTAAAAATATTCCCAATTCTGTTGTAAATCTTTTTTTCATTTTATTTAATTTTTAAAGTTTATAAATTGTTCATGTATGTACTCCTCCGGGTCTGGACAAAGTAAATGTACTTCTGATTTTACTTTACCATCCTCCAGTACTTTGGTCTTTAGGCTTACATCATATCCGGTATCATCCATGATGGCTATCTCTTTGTTCTTGTTGTCATTGGTATACTCCCATACCATATAGCTATCCCCATCATAGGAGATAGCTTTTTCAATGACTTTTGTGTTTGTTATTATTTTCATTTTATTTTAGTTTTAAATATTTATTTTCAATAAGCGTTTGGATTATTTCTGTTTTATTTTCAATCATATAATCCCAAAGGCATTCATTAATTTTATCGCATATGGTTTCGTGATTTTCCTCAATAGCATCTTGCATTAATCCTTGTAAATATTCTCGGTGTTCTTCTGTGTGTTCATCGATTATTTGATAAACTTCTTGAACATCAGAAGGCATTTCTACCCAATGTTCTACTTTATATGCTACATCTAAAGCAGTCCAATAAAGACATCCTCCTTCAACTTTTTCTTTATCTAAATCTATCATTCTCATTTTATTTTAATTTAAGTTTATGTATAAATTCTTCTACCTCTGTTGCAAGGTAGTATTCACTACTATAACATTTTGGGCATTGTATTCTGTGGTAATCATCTATATCAAATGTTTCATCTTCATATACATCTTCAGATAAATGATCACAACGTAAACAAATATTTAATTCTTTCATTTTATTGGTTTTAAATTAATTATATATTTCAGCTTCTAAATAATCTGATTTATCAATTAGTAAATCCCCTTGAATAGAAATCCCTCCTTGATCTATTAAAATTTGTCTTGCTTCTTTTTCGTTTTTTGCTTCTATGTAATACATCATACTACAAGGAACATAAAAACTAAAGGTTTTCTTGTCTTTCATTTTATTGGTTTTTAAATTATTCTTATTATATCGGTGTTCGAGTTTATTTCTCCTCTATTAAATGCCTTTGTAAATCCTCCTAAAGAATATACATTGCCTTGTTGTTCAGATATTTCCATAAAAATTTTGTCTGTTCTTTTATCATCAAACTTTGGAATATCCAAATCATCAAATGTTGTGTCTATCATATACACTCTTTGCTCTTTCATTTTATTGTTGGTTTAAGTTAACTTCTTCTTTATGGTTTTTTGGACAAATCCTTATCTCTTTTCTATTCTTGTCCATCTTTATGGAATCAATGTCAAATTCATACAAATCCTCATAAAGGATTGTATCATGTACTTCTACTACAACAACATCATTGTCGTTGTAAGTTTTCAAAACATCTTTTAATTCTTTTATTGTCATTTTGTTTGGTTTATTTGTTGTTAGGTTTGAAGAAACTACCGAAATGGTTTACTATTTCCACAGTAGTCTCAATGTTATTTAAATCATCCTTTAGAATCTCTTCTATACTATCTTTGGTATATCGCATTACCTTTGTGGTATAAAAGTCCTCAATCGCATCCTCTGATGGATTGGTAGCCATAAATTCTCTGACTATACTTGGCAAATCTTTCTTCCAATTCGCCAGTTCCCTTTGCTCTCGTTTTTGAAGAGAGCCATGAAAAATTTTGTGTGACATAATCTTAATCGTTTAATGTTTGTTTGATGGTTTCTAAATGGTCATAATTCATTAGCCACTCCTCTTGATACTCTTGATATCCTTTCTCTAAATATTGTTGGAGTTTTGACATGGTAGTTTTAATATGTCTTGCTATGTACTTAAAACAATCCTTTAGTACTCGATTGTCATCAATTATTAGCTTACCTTGATCATCAAATAAAAACCAAGGTGATAAGTAGTGATTCTCACCATTGACTCGGTAAGTAATGTGGATCGTAACTGAACGTTCAGTCAGATCAAACGATGTGTTAAATTTTGAATGTAACATAATTTTGTTGTTAGTTAATAATCCGTTTCGATCTTTTGATCTCATCAGGATAGGCACACACCTATCGACAGAGGGAGGTGTAACCCTCCCTGACATCGGTTACATCTTTTTAACTAAATAATACATTGTACCTGACTGGTACACATTGTCCATCTCAATGATGTAACCCAACAATGAGACTTTTGAGAATCCTCCACCTTCACCTTCGTGATAGCTTTCAGAGATGTACTTGTTTTCAAATCCCTGATGATGATGACCACAATATGGTGCTGATTCATAATCCCATTTCCTTCCCTTGTCCATTTTAGACAAGGCGTTCCAAATAAATTTTAATAGTCTTTGTTTCATGATTTCTCGGTTTTACATTCGCAATCATACGCTTTAGGATGACCCTTTAAATATTCCCAATGAAGATAAACTTCACTTCCACAAGTTACATGGTCAAGAAGATCAGCCATTGTTCCATCCTCAAATCCAGTTGTCATAGAACATCCATTGCTATCACCAAACCCTCGGTGATAGTCAACATAGTGTTTGACTCCAAACCCTTGATACTCGATCCCATCGAAACAAGCTACTCCGATCCCTAAAGAATTGAACTTCTTTGCTGATCGGCATTTAGGAATATCAACCACACGAATACCGACATACTTCGATACATCATAATCCTTTGGGTCAACGTTCCACATACCACACTTGCATTTGTTCGGCAAGTTTTTAAATGATACTGATTTTAACATAATTATTGTTGTTAGTTAATGACAATATTGTCGATCCGGGGAGGGGAAACGATCCCCTCCATGATCCAATCCCGGAGTTGATTAGTTACCTTGGATGTAGGCAACAACCTTTGTCGCTTGTTGCATCGCATACAAGCATTCCTTTGGCTTATCAGATAGATGCTTACACCATCCCTTGATGTAGGCCACACTATTCTGATCACAGTCTTTCGGATCAAGCCCCAACATCCCTGAGATGTACATCGCTGAAATCTCAGCGACCAGTTCCTCCTTGGCATAGGTGTTATCACCCCAATTGGATACTTCTGTAAGACTTTTACGATCCATTCGATCCTTGTGTCCAGTTGAATGGGCTAACTCATGGAAAAGTACTTTGTAGTACGAATCAGAGTCTACAAACGATTCAAGTTTAGGCATATTGACCATGTCTCTGTTGACATTGTAAAATGCACGATCTTGTAGGTGTTCGAGTCTTAACTTACCATCCCGGTCAACATAGCTTTTTGCAAGATCATCAGCAACCTTGATTGGTTCGTTTGCCTTTGTGATCTCAGACTGATCAAATACAATTGGATCAATGCCATCACATTGGGCGACATTGAACACATTGTAATATCTGACTGAGAATGTCTTTTTGTATCGGTTTTGTGTTGTACCATCAACCACAATCTTTTCTGATAGATTAGCTTTCTTGATCTCTTTATCAGATAGGTATTTCTCAGTCTTTTGATCAAAGTATCCGATCTTCCAAAAGTATATCTGGGTTGATTTCTCACCTTTATTAACCTGACCACCATTAGCTTTGCATTGCTTGTAGGTCAACCATTGGTTAAACTCATATCTTTCATAGGTCATGACTGCATTGAGCATGAACACATTGAACCCTTTGTAATAGGTTTTGGAGGAGTGATTCATAGGTTGAAACTCTTCACCCGGTTTCCATGGCATGAACCATTTCATCCCATCTCGCTTTAGCCCCTCTAAAACGATGTCGTTTACTTGTTTGAAAATTTTGTCTTGATTATTCATAATTTTTGTTGTTTGTTGTTTGACATTATTGTCGATGCCTACCGGGGAATCGAACCCCGGTACATCCAATTAGGCAATTGATTATAACCATCCTTTTCTGTGGCTATATCTCTCAAGAATGTATTTGTATAACTTCTCTCTGTTACCATTGTCCAACATGGTTAAGAATCTTGTGAAGACTCCATATGACAACCTTATCTTTACCCATCCTTTCAATTCATCAGTTCCTTCATGACACATCGCAAACTTGTCTTTTAAATGATTAGCTAAGGATGGATCATCTGACCAACATTCATCGATAAAGTTAGGATTGTAATTAAGTCCATACCAAACGATTGAATCGATCATATCCGGATCAATCATTGAATTGATGTGATCTTCTACCTGATCTTTGGCAAACGACTCGCAGTCATCAGTAGTAGCTAAACATTTACTCGATAATCTATAACCATTTGGTCTGAAGACATCGACTGCCCAATCACCTTCTTTGTTCCCCCCCCAGAAAAGCCGAGTAATCTGTACATCGTATTTTTTGTAGGTGAAGTGATAACCTGTTGTTGTTGTTGAATTTTTCATTTTAATAGGGTTTAAGTTAGGTAACTCACTGAGAGTGAGTGAGTTACGTTTGATTTCAGTATGTTGTTTGTCTCTCATGATGTAAATATACATAGAATTTATATAAATAACTAATGAGATTTACATTGATTTGTTTGATCAAATGTTTGAAATGTTGTTTTGTGTCAAATCTGACCGGGATCTTGTGGTGGTCGGGCTGGATCCCGGACTGGATTATCTACTTTAATTAGGTTTTAAATTGCTCTTTTGGGGTATTAAGCGAACGCAGTGAGCGTTCCTCAAAGAGGATTATTTTTGCGAAACGTCAAACAAAATACGGATCACCAAGGATGCTCCCCAGTTGACGACCTTGTAAGTACCTGATAGTCAGTCAGACAAAACGGCAAAAAATCTGCAATGCACCGATCATGTGTCACCCCACCCCAGTCAAAAAAAATGCGTTTGCTTTGACGGCCAGCGCGCGTATAGTATAGTATAATACAAAGCTTCTATGTATCTAATAAATTTGTATCTTTGATAATGTCTTATACTTTAGAGTTGTATAATAGATTACGAGTAGGGTTTGCATTGGGTTGGTCCTACTATTCTAGGGATAAGGATCATAATTGGAGTGAATTAATAATATATATAGGATTAATATCGATAAAAATTAAAGGATATGGCACATATGAATAAGAACAGTACAATTAGTGACATGGTAGACGGGTTGTACGTAAAGGATGGTAGGTTGATCAACGGTCGGCCTAATAGTATGAATGGAATACAGCAGATGGCTGACATTAAGAGGGCGATTGATAGGGATCGTGAGGTTAGTAAGATAGCTGATGGAATAAGGAGGGCAGAAATGCGAAAGAGTTTGTTGGATAATTTTTGATTTGTTGGTTAATTATTCATTGTGGGAAGGCTACTTTAGGGTAGCCTTTTTTTGTGTCAAAAGTTGACACATTGTGTCAAAAATTTATGTAATGACATCGGAGAGTTTGATATTTTACGTTAGTGTTGTTATTTTGTTTTGGTTAGTTTGGCTATTTAACAAGTAAGATTTAATCAAAACCAACATTATTGACACGGATTGTGACGATATTGTGTTAATTTTAAATACCTAAATCATTGATAATCAACACATGTGTCAGAAATGTTAATTATTCCTCGCGTAAGCTTCAAGAAAACTACTAATAAATAAAAAAAAATATATATAAGTATAGGGGAAAAAAATTGACACTCGTCACTTTTGTATATATTTGTAATAATTAAATCAAATTAAATCAAATGGAAAATTCGGGAGGATATTCGCCAAAAGATTTGCATTTTGGAAAAGATGCCAGATCAAAACTTATTTCAGGTATTACAAAATTATCAGATGCTGTAAAGAGCACATTGGGTCCAATGGGTAACACTGTGTTAATTGAGAGTCCCCAGCACACTCACGGAATCACAGTTACTAAAGATGGAGTAACGGTAGCTAAAAGCATTCAGCTTTTGGATGCAGTTGAGAACCTCTCGGTACAGATGATGAAAGAGGCTGCAGATCGGACAGCTTCAGAAGCTGGTGATGGTACAACTACAGCGATTGTATTAACAGAGGCTCTTGTAAAATATGCATTTGACCATATAGGTCCAACTGACAATAAAACCAAAATATTGCGTGAGCTTGCAACTTTGTGTGATAAAGTAGTTAGTAAATTAAAAAAGAGATCTATTCCAGTCACTAAAGATTTATTGTTAGATGTTGCAACAATCTCATCCAACAATGATCCTGGCATAGGTAAGATTATATCAGATACTTATAACCAGGTAGGAGACAATGGGATCGTAACAGTTGAGAAGAGTCAAAATTCTGATACCACTTTTGAAACCACCCAAGGAATAAAGGTTGACCGGGGGTACTCAAGCCACCTGTTCATAAACAATCACAAGAAGGATGAGTGTATACTTGAGGACGTGCATGTGTTAGTTTCTGACTCTGAGATTAATAATATCCTATCTATTGAGAATGTTCTAAAGCCAATTATCGCTGAGAACAAGAGATTATTAATAGTAGCACCGTGTTCCCAAAACGTAACAAATACGTTGGCGGCCAACGTCATGAAGAACAATCTGAAACTTTGTACCATAATACCTCCCAATTTTGGATACAAACGTCATGAGCTGATGCATGACATCGCTCTCTCGGTAGGTGCTACTTATTTTTCAGAAAGCACCGGTGATGATCTGAGCCTTATGACTTTTAAAGATTTGGGTAGAGCCAAAAAGGTTATCGTAGGAAAAGACAGCACGATCATCCTTAAAGATGAAGACAAAGTAAGCATGGATGATATTGAAAAAAGGGTAAATGAGCTATGGGAAGCACATAAAATAACAAAGAAAAAAGCCGACAAAGATTT